AAGAAAGATGAAATAAAAGAAGAAAGAGGTTACTCGTAAGGGAGTGACCTCTTTTTTCTTTTTCGGATAAACGCCTTTATCCTTAAGTGTACTGACTTTCACAAGCAAATACTAACTATTAATCTTAAATCTATTACTATGAAAAACACAAATATATAACACGGCATTCATTCATTTAGTTCACTCTCCCACAGAAATAAATTCGTTAAAATTAAATAAAGACATATCTTCGGGCAGACTAAGCATTTTCTTCCTTCAGACTAAGCGGTTTCATATAGTGGATTATTACGTCCCATTACAGTAGGACGTATGTCCCATTATGGCAGGACGTACGTTCCATTGCAGTGGGACGTACATCCCATTGCTGCAGGACGTAATAATCTGTCGTTCAAAAAACCTTAGTCTGCTATATGAAATGGCTTAATCTTCCCTTTGTATACGGTAGGTCTGTTTATATATAAAAAACGTGCTCCCTGACCGTTCGCTTACGGAGGGAGCACTTACAACACAAAAACTAAACTAGACATAGTGCTTCAAATCATATCTATCTTTGTGGTATACAGAGTGTTAATGCTGCTTGTAAAATAACCATTTACAATTTAAATGAAATGAAGCTTTGTTTCTAAAAATAATTTATTGTAACAATTGCCCTATTATATAATATTTTTTATATAAATATCTGATAATCAAATGTGTATTTTATTATTGGAAAAGGCTATTTTTCGGACTGCTTCACGGAGCTCTTCAATATGCCATATTGCTTTTTTGAAGTCTTCCGAAGCAGTGGTTTCATCCTCCACCATTCTGCCTTCTCCTGTACAAAGCCATCGTACATTGAGCATTGGGAATTTCATGGCTACAAGGGCTATCTTATCACTTCCTACACATCCTTTTCCATTCTGCTTCAAATTGTACATATATCTGGGAGAAAGTCCACAATAAGCCTCAAAAGAGGTTTCCCCTTTGACGTATCCTTTACTTCTTGCCCATTTTGCGAACAATTTCAGTCTGTCTATAGCTGTCTGATTTTCCATATTATCTGACTATTTCCATTAAGCATCTTTTTTCACCTCTGCAACACCGGTCACAAAATTCTGATCGTATGCAGCAACTTTTTTCTTTAGCCTTTCTATTTCTTCCTTCTTAGATTCAAGTTTTGCTCGGAGTTCGCCATTTTCCCTCATTGTATTCATGAACTTATCAAGCATAACACTATCATCCTTCACATTCAGATAAATTTCACTCATTAATTTAACAACTTCATCCCATTCGATTTGCTTTTCAGTTGTTATTTCGGATACTATTATTTCACATCTCACTTTTAGAAGAATATTAAGCTTTCCTGCTCTTTTAATAATATCTTGAGCTTGATTGTAAATATTATCACCCCATCCCTTTACAAATACAACATAATCTATGCACTGCTCGTCTATCCTTAATTCCTTTACGTGACTGCTAATGATTCTATATTCATTCTGAAAAGCCCAATTCTCGTTTTTATATCTACTTCTACACTTTTCATCTTGCCCTGTAGTTAAGAAATAGGATGGAACATATTTTACGTAAAATGAATCAATATCATCTTTTAGCTCTTTATTAATATCTAATATCCTTTTCAAGTTAAATTTTATGCAGACTCCATCATAATTACTTGCATATTTAGCCCACATAGCTGGTTTGTTAGCCGATGATTTACCTGTGCAAAAACACAGATAATTATATCCGTCATCCACAAGCTCCCTTTCTCTTAAATCATCACTATTTGAAAATGATGAAAACCGTAAACATGAAGATGAAATAATACCGGCCAACCCCTTCAATGTTGTGTAATGATAAACATATTCAGGAACATCTTTATCATTATTTTCTTCTTCAATATATAAATCCTCTGTACCTGATTGCTTTCTTATAATTGGAGAACCTGTGCCATTAAGTATGTATGCAGGATTAATATTCTGATTTGCGGAGCATAACGCTGCAAGAATATCAACAGGCAGCGTTTTATCTTTACCGCCTTTTGTCTTCTGTCCTTTTAGCTGCGATATTTTTGACTGAGCAGACTTTACGCCAAATTTAACCTCTATATCATAGGGTTTTATACCACTTAATTCAAGACATTCAAAAAATCTACTTACAATAGTCATAATTTTAAAGCATTTCTTTTGTACTTTAAAAAAATAAAGTACCTTTGCACCCGTTGCAAGTAGAGAGGCAACAGACACATGATTAAACAATCGCTCAAACGTGAGCCTTCTTTATATTTGGAAATCCGTTGCCTCTCTACTTTAGCAACGGATTTTTTCTTTCCTATTAGTTAGATTAAATCCATACAATCGGTTCTATCAGTGCCTACCGTGCGGAACTTTGGATTAAACCAATGACAGCCGTGAGATAAAAAGGCTCTTCTGTTTTATACTGTATGTCTTTTATTGGCAAGACCTGCTCTGTTCCCATCACCTAACAACAGGCGCCCAAGCGTTGTATTACGATAACCAATAAGAGATGAAGCAAAGATGTTGGAGAAGCATCCAGTATTAAAGCAACAAAATGAATAATTGAAGTTTAACAATGTTCATCCACCTCCTAATAATTATCTTGGGAGAAAGGGTGAGGTATAAAATTAGTCAATATGAACGATCTAGTTTTTAAAGGTCAGAACGGCCAAGTTTTAACTAACAGCCTATTGGTGGCTGAAAAGTTTGGAAAAGAACATAAGCACGTCTTAGATGCTATTAGAGAGCTTATACAGGGGTGTGCCGAAACTTCGGCTGACCCTATGTTTGTTGAAACTATTTATGTTAATGAACAAAATAGGCAAGAATACCCAATGTTCGTAATGAACCGTGATGGATTTACTCTTTTGGCGATGGGTTTTACCGGAAAGAAAGCCCTTAAATTCAAGCTGGACTATATCGCAGCCTTCAACGCAATGGAAAAAGCTCTAAAAGAGCAACAAAAACCGCTCACCTCTGCACAGATGTTTGCGATGCAAGCAAATATAAATCTTGAACACGAACAACGACTTGAAAATGTTGAAAAGCGTCTTGATGCGATAGAGCAAGAAAGGGGAGAGAATGGCAAACTTCTGTTATCGGTATCAATGTCGTCAGAAATGTTACCCGAAATCTCGCTACGCAACAAAGTTCGTCAGTTGGTAAACAAATACGCATCCGCCACAAATACCAAACAGCAAGACGTATGGCACAAGGTGTATGAACAGCTTTATTATCTATACCAGATATCAATACACAGTTACAAGAAAATAAGGCGTGATGAGTCCAAACTTGAAATCGCTGAACGTAACCATTTTCTTGATAAAATATACATCATTATTTCAAACCTCATCCGTGAACACAAGGCTGCTTAACGTAGCCTTGTAACCGATTGTAAACATTTCAAAGAACGAATTATGGAAAATCCATTTAAATCAGCAAGTCACATTGAACAAGAACCAGAACAGAACTTGTCAGACCTTCAATTTGTCGCTTCTCTACAACATCAGATTGACGAGCTTCAATCGCTTATTAACAACGATGTGCTAAATGTACTTCGTCAAGACTGCTACCGTGAACACATTAAAGTCAATACAATAAGCAATCACGAGATTGTAGACTCTTTTATAAAATTTATACACTTAAAACACCCTTCTATAATCGGTGAATTTATAGAGTATCAGAAGCTCTAACTTTTAATCAGTGGAGCTATAATATTCTCCATGACCCATTTTATAACTCCACTGAATTTTGATTTTTTCTTCTGTTTTAATTCATCAAGTAGCAATGCGAATTTGCCATCATCCACGTGGATTATCCTATCTCTTATGCCCATAGTGCATACTCCACTGTTACGAATGAAAGCAAGTACAGCATCCGTTTCTTTTCCGCATATCCTCTCTATTTCCTCACGGCTTAATCCATTATTGGCTTTTGCCGCATTTAAAATATTTATGACTTTATTCATATTCATCTTTTGTTATCTTGAATTGTTAATTAATTATAACTACTTTATAATTTTAAAGCAAACCATTTTACACTTTAAAATTATAAAGTATCTTTGCATTGTCAATCAAAGCAAGAAAGCAAAGAAAGACAAAATAAAAACGGAGTGACTTATATAAGTCACTTGCCACTCATCAGATGGCAAATATATGAAACCGATTTTTAAAAAGCAAATTAAACGAATAATATTTAAGCATAAAATATAGAAAATAAAAGCAAGTATGAAAATTACAAAGAATGATATATTGAAAATCAAAGCGGGTTCTTCTCTGACAGCTCAACTTGGGAGCTATCTTGAATGTCGTAGTTTGAGACAATGGGCATACGAAATCGCAAAGTCTTATCCAAGAGACGATGTGGAAAGATATAGTTGCTATATAAGCAAGGACAACAAGATAACCATTACTGCTATAAAGAAATGACAATAATGAAATAGTATGAACGAAGCCGAAATAAGATATAGTAACCAATCTCGCCAACTTAACAGGTATGGTGTAACCTTCTGTAAGGATACAGCAGCAAGACTTGTGGGTGGAGAAAAAAGATTGGAAGACTTATACTCTAAGGGCAAAGTTCGCATAGATTTCAAGGGAAAGAAAAAATGGTTTTGTAATGCGGCTGACGTATTGAATAATATAAGAGTTGATTGACTAAGCTTTAAAGACATTTATCCCTGTTGACGGAATGAACGGAATTCAGTAGCGATAACTGAGCAGGGAGCAAAAAAATAGTTCTTTGAAATATTTATTTATACAATAGAAATAATGTATGGGTAAAACCGTACAATTATTATATATGATTTCTGCGCAGGCACAGAAGCGAAGCCAGTGATGGTAGATAGTGGTGGGTGCAAGTGGAACGGAATTGACACCGATAGCAACCGAAGATAAGACGATAACGGTCGAATGGTTGTAAATGTCTGATGGTGGTAAAGCCACGAAGTTGAAATGAAATTTACTTTCAGCACGCCAATTTGTCTTTAGCGTAGAAGTATGCTTGGTTAGGCACAAGTATCGCTGAAAGGTCTAATATATCCCCTCCCGTAAGATTCGGGGTAACAACCGGTTTAAGCCGTTGAGGGGAACAAAATTATAATTCTGAGCATAGATATGGAATATCCCTTAATACCATTTAATGAAATTGACAATAAATATGTACCAAATCCTCGTTCTATAATCCAAGTGGCGATCAGTGACTGCCTTGCAAAAGGCATAAATACAGAACGGGATATAGCGATTCATGTATGCCATAGCCTGTACAACTTTATGATATACGCGGATTGCTTTGTAACGTCAGTAAATAGAGACGACTTATTGGAGTTTAAGCAGCTTGGCAACGAGATAGATTAGTAGTACTGCGATACCAGCTACTGCTTTGGATTCAACTTCTTTATCCATATTTCTTAATTTTTGATTTGACACCACAAAATTAAGAAAATCCCCTGACAATAACGTGATGTTGCCAATCGGATTGGCTCAGGGGAACGAACTTAATAATTAAATGACCTCATGAAACGATTTCTTAAAAAATGGCTCAAAAGACGGCTTATTAAGATTGCTATAGAAACAAAAAAACCCATCTCCACGCATCTCTTTGAGTGGATTTACAATTCACCGATATATACGTGGAGAGACAAGCTTCTAATTGCTAGAATTGGCAATGATCTTTGGGAAGAATACTATTGTTGGCTTAACAGAGACAACACTTGAGGTATTGGCAAAGTTGTTTCAACCACATCACCGGATACCAAATGAATAAAAGTCATACGGCTCTTATGTTCAATGAAAGTTACATGGTCAGGATTTATATAACAAGGGAAAGTCTTGCCCTCGATCAGTATAAATTTGTTCATAATACAAGAATTTTAAATGTGACACCGCAAAAGTAATAATAATTCGGGTACGTTCCTCTTTTCCATCAATAAAGTTTTAAATGTGACAGTTTATACTTCTATTTGGGAACGTACCCTTTTTTTTACATAATATAATGAAAACAGCCAATTTTATCATGTCTTTATTTGCCGCCTTATGTTCGTTAGGGATGATTTATGGTGCGATAGTTACGGAAAGTCCTGTAAAATGCGTATCTGTGATTATATTTTCCATTATCTTCCTGTTGTGCATAAGACTGGTAGTCCTGACATACAATGAACTGAAAGAGTGTGACTAATATTTTCTCTATCTATTTTTTAGTTAGTAATATTATCCGTTCATGCCGGTATGTGAATATAGGTATGAACATCCTCCGAAAGTAGCATTATGGAATGCATGTGGTAATTTAATAATAATCATATTCTTTATGTAGGTCTCATTACCCCACAAGAAGCAGGTTCGATTCCTGTCTTTCGGACAAATATTTAAACGTAGTTATTATGAAAAAAGGTGATAAAGTCCGTGAAATTGGCGATACGCTGATAGGCACGATTATTAAGATTAAAGATGGGCGTGCAGATGTCAAATTCTCTAAGTTAAAAGCTGTTTATTCACTTCCTTTGCAATTTTTGGAGAAAGTATGAGGTGTAAATCATCTATTAATTCAGAACTTGATAAGCTTTATTCAGAGCTTGACACGGTTCAGCAAATGAGTGAAGAAGCGGTAATGCTCACATTCAATGCTGATAGTAAGGCTGAATATATTGCACTTATCAATGAAGAAATTGATTCTCTTGAAAATGAGCTTGAAGAAGTGGAGATATATCATGGCAGGAAGCGGAACTTTGTAAGGACTGCGGACCTGCCTTTTTTGTGTTGGTAAATAATAATATTATAATGAGTGAACAGCTAATATACAGTAAGATAGCCAATATCCTCAAAGAGACAAAGGCTATCACCAAATCGGAGAAGAACCAGCAACAGGGATTCAAATTCCGTGGGATTGACAACGTTATGAACGAACTTCATGAATTATTCTCAAAAAATGAGGTGTTCATACTACAGGAAGTGCAGAACTTCACAACGGAGAACAGAATAACGAAATCCGGCGGTACGAACACATTTACAAGGGCTACGATAAAGTTTAGGTATATGACCACTGATGGCAGCTTTGTGGAAACTGTAAATGTGGGTGAAGCAATGGACGCAGGCGATAAAGGAATGAATAAAGCAATGAGCATAGCGTTGAAATATTCTTTGCTTCAATTGTTCCTAATTCCTACAGAAGAGCAAAAGGACCCTGATAGTACGACACCTGAGGAAACGGATTTCCTTGCGATGGCATTGCAGGAAGTAAGATCAAGCCTGTCAATCGAGACATTACAGGTAGTATGGGGAAATTATAAGGAATTACAGAGTGACAAACGTTTTGTTGAAGCGGTGACAAGAAGGAAAGGAGAACTGAAATGAAACTAATCAAATCACAAGTCATTTTCAATCCCGATGAACATACTTATATGCTAGGGGATAAGGAACTAAGCGGTATTACTTCCGTGATAAGCAGACAGCTTTTTCCTGATAAATACCGTGATGTTCCCGAAGACGTGTTAAGAAAAGCGGCTGAAAGAGGTACTATGATCCACAGTATATGCGAACTTGTCGATGATATGGGTATAACTCATGACAGCGATGAAGCACAAGGATATAAGGAACTGAAAGACGATTGGGGATTGAGATACGAATGTTCCGAATATCTAGTATCAGATAATGAGCACTATGCAAGCTGTATCGACAAAGTTTATCGCGAAAATGAAACTGATTTTACTTTGGGCGATATAAAGACCACTTACGTGCTTGACAAGGAATCTGTAAGATGGCAGTTGAGTATATATGCATACTTTTTTGAGTTGCAGAATCCGGGATGCAATGCGGTAAGGCTTATAGGTATATGGTTGAGAGGTAAAAACCATGAGATAGTAGAAGTCGAGAGAATACCATCTGAAGTTGTAATGAATCTGTTGAAATGTGATTCGGAAGGCAGGCAGTTTGTAAATCCCTATTCCATATCTCCTGTTACTCTTCCTGACGAGTACCGAAAGATGGAGAGGACAATACAGGAAATTGTGTCACAGGCAAAATACTGGTCCGATAAAAAGAAAGAAATAACTGATGGCGTAATGATGGCTATGGTAGAAGCCGGTGAATATAGTTGGAAAGGTGATATCATATCATTTACTCGCAAAAAGGACACTATCAGAAAGGATTTCGACAAGAAGGCGTTTGAGAAAGATTATCCTGATTTGTATAAGAAATATTTAAAAGAGATTCCAGTAGTTGGAAGTGTAACATTAAAAACAATAGAATAACATGCACAACAGAATATCATTAATAGGAAATGTTGGGAACCAGCCGGAGATAAGAACGAAAGGCGATTCAAAAGTGGCTTCAATATCTTTGGGTGTAACCGAAAAAGGATACACAACGAAAGACGGTAAGAAGATAGAAGACAGAACAACTTGGTTTCGTATCGGTCTTTGGAGAGGTCTTGCGGAGATTGTAGAAAAGTACGTCAACAAGGGCGATAAACTCTTTGTGGAAGGAAAGATGCTTTCCCGTGAGTACGAGAAAGACGGGGTTAAATATACGGCTTGGGAAGTCACGGCAACGGAGATTGAGTTGCTTACACCAAAGAAGGACGGAAACGGTCAAGATACTAAATCAGCCCCTTCAACAACGCAGCAAGCGGCTAAAGAATCAGACGACTTGCCATTTTAACCTATGCGTTACGATCCTAAATTACCTCTTGACGTTCAAAAGGCAACCGTCCGTTTCAACAAGCTGATAAATGGGCAGAGACCTTTTGAACTTACAGAGGTCAAGGAAAGAAACCTGTCCGAAGAGCAAATGAGAACCATAAGGCAAAACAACACAGTTCACTTGTGGTTCTCTGTTTTTGCGAAAGAGATAGGCTGTACGTTTGACGAGTGCAAGCGTGATGTGAAAAGGAAACTTCTTGGACGTAAGCCTGTAATCAATGTTGTTACTGGTGAAACGGATTGGGAGGACTACAAGACAAGCGAAATGTCTGTTACCGAACTATCCTCATTTATGGATAAATTCAAAATGTGGGCACAGGCAGATTTCGGATGTTACCTACCATACTACGGCGATGTAGGTTATGAGGAAATGATGAGAGAATATAGAAACAGATAGATATGAGATTAAAATGTGATATAAGTAAGTGTTCTGCAAATTGTTGTTGCAATGTCCCAATTCCTAAAGGTTACTTCACAGCTTTAAAGAATCGAATCGTCAGACCTATAATCAGGTTTGAGGATGCAGGTAACAATCCCGAATTGGGGGGAAACAATGTGGTAGCTATCACAAATGAGGACATTGCAGAAAACAGATGCCCGTTCCAGCGTTACGATTACAAGTGTAACATATACGACCGCAGACCGAAGATATGCCGCATCTTCGGAGAGGGTAAGCACAAGTATTTGCAATGCGGATTTTTGGGGCAGAAGGCACCAAATTTCAATGAAATTCTTACCGATGTTAATTCGGTTATGGATATACTTAAACTTATAGACAAATGAAACTTACTTTGACAAAACAAGAAGTGCTTCTCATCCAGAAGTTGCTCAACACTTACAAAAACGAGTTGCCCGATGACGGAACAGAGAAGCATGGACGTTTTGTCGGGAAGCTCTGCAAGAAAATCAAAAGACAAGTTATTAATCAATTAAAGCAATAAAATTATGGAATCTAATATTTCACGCGATCATATTGCGCTTGAAGCAATGAAGTGCATAATGATGACAGCAAAACGCAGAAGAACTTTATGGAATAGAGTTGTAACATTGTTTTTCCCATCCAAAGAAGTTAGTATTATAAACTACAACTCTGAAAAACAGGCTAAAGCAGCTTATCAGATAGCTGATGCAATGATTAAGGAACGTAATAAGACAAAGGAGGAATGATTTATGTCAGAAAAAGGGAACAACTTTAACAAGAAAGTTCAGATGCATCTTGCTTGTTCTGGAGATTATCCTATCAAACCTGAAATGTGTTGTATCTATTTCAAAAACGGATTTGCATACGCAAGTGACGGGTATATTTTGGCAAAAAACAGAATTTCAGAAATATCGGGGTTGAAGGAACCTGAGATAACCGCACTTGACGGAAAATTTCTTCACGCTGACTTCTACAAAGATATGCTGAAATACGATAATATTATGATTGCCGAAGATGGCATAGAATGCAGCAAGGATAATGATAAAGTATTCTTTTACTTTTCCACATTTGATAAATATCCTGATGCGGAAAAAGTCTTGCAGGGTGCTTTGAATACGCAGACTACTCCGCTTCCACAAGTGAAGTTTGACATGAAGATTATGCAACGGTTGAATAAAGCTCTTTTTGAAAGCGACAAGTGTGTCGCTACATTTAAGGGTACTAATAAACCTATTGTTTTTGATAGTATGATGGAGGATGTAAGTAGTGTTGGATTGCTTATGCCGTGTTATAGTGAAGATACGGAGGAATAATATGGAAGAGTTTATTTCAGATTGGTTCATTCCGATGGATTTCGGTAATGATATGCCGGACGAAGAACCGGACGGTGAGGATAATTTTAATTTTGATTGACATGGAAAAGAAATTTGAACTTACAGACAAGTTTGTATTCAATACTTTTGGAATTAAATTATTCCAAATTAAGTGTACAAAGTCTTTCAAATATGCCAAGGAAGGTGATTTGGGAGGATATGTTGAGAAAGATGAGAACTTAGACCAAGAAAGCGATGCTTGGGTGTACGGCGATGCTCAGGTGTACGGCAATGCTCAGGTGTACGGCGATGCTTGGGTGTACGGCGATGCTCAGGTGTACGGCAATGCTCAGGTGTACGGCGATGCTGATATAGAAAATGATAACAATCATTGCGGATTTGATTGTTTCGGTTCATGCAACCGCCACACTCACGCATATTTGACAAAAGATAATAAAGTCGAAATAACTTGTGGGTGTTTTCGTGGCAGCATTGAAGAGTTTGAAAAGAAAGTGGAGAAGACACATTCGGGAACAATCTACGAGAAACAGTATAAAGCCATCATCAATGTTATTAAAATTAAATTTGGGTTGACTGATTTGATATAGATTAAGTGCATTTGTTTACATGCCTTCCCGGTCTGTGAAGATAGGGCGGGCAAACATGGTGGTATGGCGGAATTAGAAGACGCTATTAAGCAGTAGATTGATGCTCTAAGCTGAGGATTATAGGGAATGATAATCGGGAAAGGTTGGCGAAAAGGAGACCAGCATATCAGGTAAACGAAGCATTCGATGGTTATTAATCAATCGGTGACGGATACCAAAACCTACAACAGCGAGCCTTATTCATAGTAGGCGATAAAAGATGTAAATGAGCAGCATAACAATCATGCAGGTGCAAGTCCTGCTACCACCTCATAAATGTGAGCCACACATAAATGGCAAGGGTTAGTAAATAATGGTTGTGCCCCGGAGAATACGCTTCGGGGCTTTTAATTGGCGAAAATTATGAGAATAGACAAAATTAAAACAGTAGGTCAGCTTAGAAAGGTCATTGAAAATCTTTCTGACGATTACGAGATAGAAATGCGTATTAGACGTAAATTGACGGATGAAGACATAATCAAGTTATATAAAAAGTACGGTAAGATATATCCTTATCCATACGAAACAAGTTATTCAGAGCTTGAATTTGATGATGTAGGTGTGTCTGACAAAGTATTATGCTTGGGAGTTGAACTAAAAGACGAATGATATGCCGTACTACATAAATAATAATTATGACTTACGAAGAGATGAAATCCAAGGCTTGTGTGGCAAGCAGCCGTAGCAAGCCAAAAAATGAGGAACATAAAATACAATGTTCTTGTGTTAGGTATTTCCGTTTAAAATATCCCCATCTCAGAAATATGCTGTTTGCTGTTCCTAATGCGGCAAGACGTTCTGCAAGGAACGGAGCTTATATGAAAGATGAAGGTATGCTTCCCGGAGTTGCAGACCTGATACTTCTTAAGAGCAATCGTTTCTATGGAGCTTTGTGTGTGGAAATGAAAAAGCCGGGAGAATACCAAAGACCAGTCCAAAAAGAATGGCAAAAGGAATGTGAGGCAAATGGTAACAAATACATCGTTGTCCGGTCATTAGACGAGTTTATTAAAGTGGTGGATAATTATTTGAAAGATATATGACTTATATAGAACTGATAAATAAGTTTTGGTCTCTTGACGAAGACTGGGAATTTACCTGCTGTGAAACGAGGCTTTATTTTTACTTGCTAAAAACAGCGAATCGTTTAGGCTGGGTGGATAGCTGGACGCGTAGTGATACAAAGGTATCATCTGACGTGGGAGTGTCGGTCAACTCAATGAAATCAGCACGTAACAGATTAGTTCAGGCGGGTCTTATCACATTCAAATCAGGCGGAAAAGGGCAACGTGATAAAACAAGGTATCATATTAGCTATCAAAATTTGACACCTAAAGTTGAACCTAAAGTGAAACCTAACCTTATACCTAACCATGAACCTAAAGTTGAACCTAAACCCTTACAGTATAATGTACGCGCATTAGACAAAGATAAAGACAAAGATAATTATCTCTCTCTCCCGCGCGCGTATGAGGAAATTCCGACTGGGATTTTTGAAAAAGGGTTGGATGAGTGCTATGAAGAATTGAAATCGAATAGTTCATGGATGGAAGCTGTCTGTATGAATACTCGTTTATGTGGGTATAAGGATTTCGCGCCTCCTGATTTTTATGATTATTTGGAGAAGTTCTTTATGAAACTCCAAAACGAGGGAGAAACGGTTAAATCACCCCAAGATGCAAAATCGCATTTTGCTCGATGGCTGAAAATTGAACTTGAAAAAAAGAAAAAAGATGAAATCACCCGAAAAGATAGGCGAATTAATTCCTATACCATCGCCAAAACAGATGGAGGAAGCTCAATCACACCACCTGAATCCTTTGAGTTCTGAAGGAAAGGATGACCAATTCAATTTCTTGTATGGCGGCAAGAAAGGAATGATGTCAAAAGAAGAAATTGAAAAATTTTGGAAGGGAGGATTTGTTATGTCACTGCAACAAGTATCTCCTAATTTTGTAATTGATGAACGAAACAGAAATCTTATAGGCGCGATTTATACATGGATTTGGTCTAATCTTGGAAGGTTCCCTCCAGGGGTACTTGACCCACATAAAGGCTTACTTCTGTGGGGTGAGATAGGGACCGGTAAGACAACACTTCTGAAAGGAATACAAAGATATTTGGCTACTATTAATCAAATTGCTTATGGATTCAGAGCCTCCAATATATGTATTGAAATACGATCTGCCGCAGAAATAGCATTACGATATTCTATTGACGGAATTAATGCTCTTGACTATTGGACGGATCGTAACATGGCAGGCAATCTAGCTATTGATGAGATAGGTCGTGAAGAATTATCCAAACATTTCGGGACATCGTGCAATGTGGTCCAGACTGTATTGCAATTACGTTATGAGCAACGTCATAACATCCTTACTCTTGGAAGTACAAACATGGATATGGCACATCCTGATGAATTTCGAGAGAGATATGGAGATTATATTATGGACAGGGCGAAAGAGATGTTCAACTTTGTTAAAGTTGGAGGAGGTAGCAGAAGACGATAACATCACATTGAAGTATGCCAAAGAAAGTCAAACCGGAAATTGTATATGTCAAATGCCGGAATTGCAAGAATGCCTCGGACTTCGGGGATAATTCTGCGTATTGTAAGGCTAAAGGGCATAGAGTGTGTGCCTGTGACAGATATGGGCAAATTTGCAACAGTTTTCTAAAGAAAGAATTATAACGAAAAAGGAGAAATTTATGAATACCGAGATGCAGAGAAAGATACGTGAATGGGAAGCGGAACGCGATAGAAACCTGCGCATACACTGCCCTCTTGTAGCTGCCAAATTCCAAAGGTGGATTGACAAAATTAATAAAAAGGAGAACGAAAGTATTAACCGCATGAAAGGAAATGTAAAGTGAAAATATACAATTATGAAACCAAAGAAAAAAATAATAGATGCCGCCATAGCCAATGGTAGCATAGATAGATTGAATATGCTGCTTTCAGCCGCTCACCTGTTGAATTGCGAAGCTAATAACTTAGTAGAGGAAGCGAGCGATTTAATGGCAGAGAACTCCCTTCTGCTTGGAGATTTAAAAAAGTTGCACAATGACTTCGTAAAAGTTGCCGATAAGTATTTCAAGGAGTTCTCCACCCTCATTACTACTGATACCGCCAAGATGGATATGTTCTCTGACCTTGATGGATTTGATAAGGCATTCAGAGAGTGGGCTAAAGTACCGTTAGAGTGGAAACCTAGAGAAGTTTGTAGGAACCATTAATTAAAAGTAATACAGAAATAAACAAGAATCATGAAAAGAGAATTAACACCTGAGAATATTCAGGAACTGAAAGAAAAGATCCTGCCCGGATACAGGTGTAAGGCTAAGGGAGCTATAGGTTGCTGGATAGTCATCGCAGAGCGTGGAGAATGGAACGGTGATACCTACCCGATTAAAGAGGTCAAGGCGTTTGAAGTTGACGGGGAAAAGGTTAAGGCTGACACATGGTATATGCTAGTCAATGGACAGCTTAAGGAGGCTTAGTGGAAGTAATTAATTCAAAACTGAGAAAGAAAGGAACTAAAAGATGATACTTACTACTGATAAGATGGTATTTGTTACTGATTTAGAAAATTCGGACGAATATATTGAGAATCTTATAACTGAATATGGCACTAATCAATATCGCATAAAGGTTGACCGGACACTCAATCCACCATATTATCAATTATTTTACGAATGGAAAGAAGGCAAGCGAACGCTTAATAATCATTTGTTTTCTTCAAGTAGATTGGAAAAGATTGTGGATTATATAAATCAGAACATTCAATAAGATATAGAGATGAAGCAAAGTAAATTGACTCACGGTTCCCTGTTTAGTGGGATAGAAGGTTTCGGCTTGGGTGCAGCGTTTGCCGGAATAAAAACACTTTGGAGCTGCGAATATGAAGACTATCAAGCAAGTATAATCAAAAAAATTTTGGAGAAAACCATGAAATCAACAGAGATATTAGAACGTATTCAAATCCAACATTTGTTGACATCATCAGCGGTGGATTCCCTTGCCAAGACATCAGCGTTGCTGGAAAAGGTGTCGGAATTGTCGGTGAAAGAAGTGGCTTATGGACTGAAATGTACCGAGTTATACGGGAAGTTAGACCTAAATACATCATCATTGAGAACAGTCCAATGCTCCTTATTCGGGGATTTGAACGGGTCTTATGCGACCTTTCCGAAATCGGGTATGATGCAGAATGGCAATGTTTATCAGGCACCGACTTTGGTATACAACAGGGTCGGGAGCGATTATATTGTATTGCCTACTCCTGTGAAGTCAACGGCAAAAGGAGCATCCAAGAATCGATATTTCGGAAGCCCTACCTATCGGGGCAATATACACGAGTATATCCGGGATGGAGAACAAGACAGTCAATACCCTCACCCCGATTTGCTGGAAAGTCTAATGAACTTCCCGATAGGGTGGACAGAACGGAGTGTATAGGCAATGCAGTACAACCTATAATTGCGCACTATTTATTTGAATGTATTAAGATTTTCGATAAACAATTAGAGTAAAACAGATCAGGTATGAATACACAATTTGAGCGGTCAGCATGCGCTACCGATGAATGGTATACACCGAAGGAGATTATAGATGCGTTGGGTGAATTTGATTTAGATCCGTGTGCCCCGGTCAACCCACTATGGCAAACAGCTAAGGTGATGTATAATAAAAACGTCGATGGGTTAAAACAGGAATGGAAAGGCCGTGTATGGCTAAACCCGCCTTATTCCCGACCTCTTATTGAAAAATTCATCAGCAGGATGGCAGAGCATGGAAACGGTATCGCTTTACTTTTCAATCGTTGCGATTCAAGGATGTTTCAAGACATAATTTTTGAAAAAGCAACGGCGATGAAGTTTTTGCGCAATAGGATTCGTTTCTTTCGCCCGGACGGGACTCGTGGAGATTCACCCGGTTGTGGTAGTATCCTTATTGCTTTTGGCGAAAACAACGCGGAAATATTAAGAAACTGTGATATAGCAGGTAAGTATGTTAGAATCAATTAGAATGACAAAAACATGAATAAGGAAGAATTTCTGAGCAAAAGAGACGCCATTGATTTAATGCTAAAAGATTTGAATGGCGAAAAGGAGAAGTTGGAAAAGGAATACATTGAATCCAACCAAGGGTTCCCTATTGGAAGCAAGGTTTGTATAACGGTCCCGGCTCATGAAAGGTTTTCTCTTTTGAGCAATGAAAGGATATTGCTCCCCGAAGTGAAGAAGTTAGCCTATATTGCAGATTATGAGATTGATGATAACGGGGAGGTTGTTCCCTCTTTAAGGCAGTTGGATTGCAATGGGGGTATGTCGGCAATACCTTTATATGTTAATTTTAAAAAGGTTATAATTGAATTAATGTAAATCAGATAAGAAATGAAGAAGATTAAAGATTTAACGATCAAGGTAACTTATAGAGTTGGACTTAGTGATGTTGAAGTCCCTGACAAAGTTTATGACGAATTAGCTAAAGCCTATGATGAAGGTGGGTATGTACCTGAATGGGATGATGAGCTTGAAAATGCAAATGAATGGTTATTAGATAATATCCGACAAGAGGATGCAATGGATTGGGAGTTTGAGATTGACGATTTTCAAGATGAATAATTCAAAACATAACAGTAATGAGTAAAACATACGAAGAATTGTTGCATGAGGCGTTCTGTAAATATATGCAGAGAAATCATGCTAAAGACTGGATGGATAGATACTGCCCAGAAGAGCAGGAAAATATGCGCCGTGAGTTTTGTTCAGGTGCGGAATGGTTTAAAAGTCTATTTCCTATGATGTATTTCCCTCCTTGTATTATGCCAGAGGATATAATGAAAAATACGGAATCGGTAGGAGAAGAAACTATAGTAGCTACTACTCATGACTATATCATCTTTTACAAACACCGGGGATATGACATCGCTTATCGTGAATATTGGAAGGGGCATCACAATAATAAGTGGAAATGGAAAGTAAAGTATGGTCGTTATGTAGATGATGATGAAATACTTTGTTGGATGAGAAAAGAGTTTTAATTCAAATCAGAACAGATATGAAAAAAGTAACGATAATATGTGATGCTTGCGGAAGAGAGATACAGCCATCGTATTTCCGCAGCGCAAGATTGGATTTCAAGGTGGATAAATGGGATGGTGGCTCTGTTGGTGGAAGGGAAGATATATTCATCCAAGAAGCCGACTTATGCTCGGAATGTGCCCATAAATTACAGAAATTTATAGAGAACGAATTAAACATTCAACCACATCACCCCTAATTGATTAAATTATGAAACAGATAGTAGAAGAAGCTGCAAAGGAATATTACGAAAGATACAAAATTCATTTGGCAAAAGATATATTCAGACCAAGAGTAGTAGATATTTTCAAATCCGGTGCAGAATGGCAATCAAAGCAATCTCCTTGGATAAGTGTTAAGGAACGGTTGCCGGAAGAAGGACAAAAAGTTTTTGTTTTGACAATGTGTTGTGGTGTATCACGTATTCTAATTGAAAGGTTTTGCAAAACAAGTGCTTTTGATAAAGATAATAGATGGGTTTTTGGAAACAGTATCGTGTTGGCCTGGTTTCCTATTCCGTCTTTTGATGAGATACTCGAAGCCAACAAGGATGTACTAGAACGGATTAAAGAGAAAGGAGACTGATATGGGAAAATACAGAATATACAGATACGGACTTTTCGACCACATTTTTGACGTTCAAGTGAAAAAGTGGTATGGATGGGTACTTGTTAAGAGGTTTAAGGCAGATATAAGTTCTGATGACACAATGATAGATAATATTTATTATTGTGAAATGTTATCCAAGGAACTTTTGGAAAAATTGGAGGAGGAATTATGAAATCAAAACAAGTATTATCAGTCGAACAGATGAAACATTTGCAGGAGCTTGGGCTGGATACAAGCGATGGAAGCATGTGTTTTGAGTGGAATGAATCAGATTCAGACAACATGGTTGTAACCTCTCCGGATGCCGATACGAATTACGACTATTATCATGAAACTTACACTTTGCAGGACATTCTAGATAAGCTGCCGCCTGTCATAAAAAAAATATTATTGGCTTGCAATCAGAGTTAGTGCACACAAGGGAATGTGGTATGTAGAATATAATGAAAGAGGGTGTACTTTATCTTATTTTTATTCAGAAAATCTCATTGACGCAGCCTACGGGATGCTGTGCTGGTGTATTGAAAACGGATATGTTAGAAAGGAGACTGAAAATGGACATAGATAACAAATATAAGATTCCCCTTGTCGGGGTCTATAATGCGTTAGTTTTTGAATGTCCCGAATGTGGTACAAGTATTCTCAACGCTTATCATAAGCATATCTGTGGGATTGCAGAAGCTCGTATTGGGATAGTTTCTATAAAAGAGTGTCCAACATGTTTTACGAAGTATTATTCTCATTTTTCAGAAGCTGAATACAATCTGTTTTTGCATAGCATAGAGAGAGGTGAAAATTTGCATTTTAAAAATGTATTCGTGAAACAGATTAGAGAGGAAGGAGACTGATTATGGAAGTAAAGAACGGAATAATAATAGATGGAGTATTGCATGAGATGACGAGTGAGAATGTCCCATGCAACCAATGCTCACTGTTGCGCATTTGCAGTAAGTCAGAAAAGGAAGAATATGCCATCTGTCTTTGTGCTTTGATGAACTGTGATGGCTTTGTTAACCGCGGAAAAGTAAAAGTAGAGAAGGAGGAATAACTATGGGATTTACAACACCGTGCTTTATACGCAAAAATACACCGGAACTTCGGAAGAAGTTGGAGGAGTTGGGATATAAAAATCGTAATTTATATTTCTATGATTGTATTGGCGTAGTATACGATGGATTTGATTGTATTAGTCAATGGATGTTTGGAAGTATATGGGATTTTGCAGATTGCATTGATTGCGGAACCAACGAAGAACTTTTCTTGGCTATCGCTGCATTAAGGGATGATACAGACGATTCACAATGGTTTGTATATCCTCCTGAAAATATTTGGTTTATATGCGATGACGATGACATCAATTATGCACGAGAAAATATTAAAGATAGTGTACAGGCGGCATGGTTCCATTGTAGTCATAAGGCTACCGTAGAAGAGCTAATAGAACACTTTAAAGGAAAGGAGAAATGAACGATGCATCAGTGTGAATATTGTTGTTGGTATAATGATAGATGTGGGAATTGTGATTGTCCTACAGTTATGAAAATACAAGCGTGTGAAAAAGCTAAAAATGCCAAAGAGCACAATGAAAAACCTAAAATAAAATAGTCATGACCGAAGAACTTGTAACATTAGAAACAGCGGAACTGTTGAAAGAGAAAGGATTTTTAGGAAGAAAATATATTATAGATGTTTCCCACTTTGCTACATTGTTACATATTTTTATCCGTTCCTCCGCAATCCGTTGCACAAAAGTGGCTGCGTGAAATAAGAGGTGTGTATGTATATGTAGAACCTGTTATTGGAAAAAGATGGAAGCTTTCTTTTTGTGATTTCAATGTTCCAACAGAAGAAAACGACTGGATGGAGAACGAAATAAACAAAGGGAATGGCTATAAAGTATATGTCACCTACGAGGAAGCACTTGAAGCAGGATTACAGGAAGCATTAAAACTTATATGATTATGAGAAAATTTACATATGTATTGGCATCTGTCATTATATCATATCTAATTTGCGTATATGAGTATAATACGTGGAATTTCATAGTTGGGTTAGAGCCTTCACCAGCTTGCGAAAGATTAGCCGAATACGCTTTTTATTTCGTGATATGGTATTGGGTTGCGAAAGCTGTTGATTCGTTTCACGATTAAATAAGTATGGAAACAGCAGAATTAATATTTAAATCCGTACTTGCCCCATTAAATTTTTGTACTTTGGCATTTTTACCTTAATTTTGGTAAGCAAGTGTCACAGACGCATGGAGAATAGGTTTGATGAGATAGAAAAATGCGTCCGTCATGTGCCATATCGTAACGACATTGTTTACATCACCCAGCTCTTGGAACTGCAAAGATGTGGATAAATAAGGAACGGTATGAGGAAGCCGATAAGATTGGAGAATAATCAAGGATGAAGAAATCAAATTAGGAATAAGGAAATGAACAATATTAATTTAAACGAATTGCGCGATCGCGCTTATAAAACCGCTTGCGAACACGGTTTTCACGATGAGGAATTGAGTAATAAACACCACCTTTGTTTAGTTACATCCGAGCTTATGGAAGCTGTAGAAGCAGATAGAAAGGGAAGATTAGGAAAGAAATGTAAATCACGTTTTGAAATGGACTATAATTGCTATCCTGCATTAGTGGAAGAAGAAAAGCAATTTAAGTGTTCCTTTGAAAAGAATGTAAAAGATACACTTCCCGATGAACTTGCCGATGCAGCTATACGCCTGCTTGATTTGTGCGGATTGCGTAAGATAGACATCGAGGATTTTACGGAAGAAATGTTATATGAGGCAGAGGAAAGTTGCGAGGATGAGTCCTTTACAGAAAGTATATACGCTATATCCACAATTCCCATCAGATATGCGTATGAATATGACTATCCATTAGAAAAGCAATTAAATGGCATGCTATTGGCTATTTTCGGGCTTGCCAACCATTTGGACATAGACCTCACATGGCACATCAATCAGAAGATGAGATACAATGAATTGAGAGAAAACAAAAATGGGAAAAAGTATTGAGCAATAATCTAAAAACAATAAGACGATGAAGGTTAACATTGAAAATTTACGCCAATCGGTTATGACGCCGACTAAAGAAGACAGGGCAGACTGGACCAACGGCTTGTATCTAATCTACGAAGACGGACATGCAGAACCGTTTACCGGCGATAACTTCAAAGATTGTGTACGATACATCGGATTAAAGCACAAAGACGTATCGTTTGCCATCTCGTTGACGGAGCATAAGGATGTTCAGCTGCTTGACAATGACAGCCGAGAGGAATCTAGAAATCAAATCTATTATGGGCGTGAATGTGATGCACTATTTGATATGAATGGACAGCGTAACACTGTTCAGCTGATTGAGCGAAATCCTAAACTGTCTAATCTGCTGAAAGATGACGAATATATCCCATCATTAGGACAGCTTAATTTAATGGCTCATTATCAAGATAATATAAACGATGTGCTGAGGTACATAGGCAAAGAACCGTTATCCTCCACATGGTATTGGTCCAGTACTGAGTACAGTCTCAGCCTCAGTTGGTACGTACACTTCTTCAGTGGGCAGACGAGCAACGGCAACAAGTGCTACAGTTACAGGGTGCGGGCAGTAGCAGCATTCACTTTGTGAACTACCGCTAAACTGAAGATTTAGGGGTTTTCAAATGCGAGTCCTTATAAAGTAACCATTTTTTTTGGGGGGGGATCATTCTTAATCGGGTGGTCCCCTTTTCTTCACACTAACAAGCTATGGATAATCAAATGATAGGTAGTTCATCCCAAATATCCCATAAACTTCAATTAGCCGCACAACAAAGCCACCTTCATCAAAACAACAAAGGGAATCATTTTACAAATCCACCTCTCTAAACGTTCCATTGTATCATGGCTAGCAGTTGGCAGAATACCCAATGAGGAATATCATCCGATTGCTCAAGCAATATGTTCAACTTATCTTCTTTCATATTATGTTAGCATAAAAAAAAGCGGTAAAACCGTTGGGAATTACCGCTCTGATTTATTTTGAATCAACAAGACTTTATTGATATTTGCCTTTTAAGTTTTCGGTGAATATTTTTCAATAGATATGCCTAGAAATACATTCTTATCAAATTGTAGCCAGAAAAGATGTCAAACTTTCCATATCATCAAATTCTTTTATTTTAGTATCATCAGTCTTTCTAACTCTTTTTTTCTTCCTACTTTCAGAAACAACAGATAGCATATTTTGCACAACACCACTGGCATTGTGTAATTGAATAATATGTTTTTCTACTAAGATACATAGTTCATCAGCGAATGATCTTGAAATAAAAGAAACATCGCTTAAATCAATTATAGAACCACTATGCTCTGCTATTTTTTCTCGTAAAATTTCAGCATTAGAACGTGAGCGTATTTCAGATCCTAATAGGTCATGAAGCTTAATTATTTCTTTCATAATACCTCCTATTTTATATACTTCGTATAATCAAATTCTTCACTAACTGTCAATGGCATTCTCATAAGTATAATCGTGCCATTCCAATTAATAGTATCAGGCAATTTTACATAATCACTTCCACCAGATGCATCATGCCTATGAAATGCTCCTCCTGATAACATAAAGAATGCTCCTCCAAGACCTTCCACAATCATACTTTTAGTAGATGATATACCAAATCCTCTACTTTCAGCATCGGGAAGATCTTTAGTCGAATATCCTTCATTTGCATATTTCAATGCTTCAGCTTCATTGTCACCTATCTTATCAAGCATCTTTTGTGACTTGACATAACTTCCATAAATTGTTATTCCATCATCAGCAATGCATATATCCAAACAATTCTCACGTTTCAGATATTGCGTATATATATAACCATAATCACTATCAGAATGTTGATTTATATTGCAAATTAACTCACTAATCAAATACGAAAGTGGAGTTTTAAGTTTTAAATCTAAATTTTTCTGTTTTTCAATAACTCCTTGAATAATGGTCTGCATTGAATCTATATTCTTATTCAATCGACTAAAGCGACATATAGGGATATAACTTTTCCCTAAATATTCTTTCAACGCACTATTTAGGTCCATGTCATCTTTTATCGTCAGCATATCAAAGAACTTAACACATTCTAAATAGTTTTTCATATACCCAACCACATTTTTACACTGTACGTTCTTGCATTTGCTTTTATATATGGCAAATGGGAACAAAAAAAATGGATGGAAAAATGAGGTTTTTGAAAAATCCCAAACAGGAACATCATTATCCCTTATTTGTTCATTCGCAAAAATGACAGAAAATAAATGGTTAAAAACACTACCTATCCGTTCATCTCTATCCGCATTTGGAATATTAATTACCTTATTCATAGTACAAGAAAATAATACTAATATTTACAGAAAGATATCTAATTACGGTATTCCTGTAAATTTCTTATTATAGTGCAAGATAATGCTGTTGTACATACCAGTACTCCTATATGACGCAAATATAGGCAATTATATCAATATGACAATACCAAAGATGGCTATTAACACTTTAAATTTAGCGGTAATTCCAACAAGTCAAAGAACGCTTCTGTTCGATTATTATTTTTCCATTCCCTTTCTGCAATGTTCACACAAGAATTTCTTGGCAACAGGAAACATCTTCTGACCGACATATCCGCTGAGATATTGTGCTTCCTCTCCATAAGGGTCAATTCCGAAAGCCTTGGAAATATGCCGGCATAAATGACCTTTTTCGTGGTCCCACGAATTTTGAAATTGTTCGGGGGTAGAAGTCAAAGAGAGCACCATTACCGTCTCTCTTCTCCTGTAGTCCGAATAGGTAAGTCCGGTATTTATCCTGCCTTCCGTCAGGTTGTGATACGCACGTTTGAGGGAATCCCCCCTGCATCCTATACGGTACAGGTCGGTAATGATTTCCTTAGCCCAATAAGTGTGTACCGCATAATACACCTTGACGTGCCAATCCCCATATTTCGGTATGTAGAACTCCTGAACAATCATATAACATCAGACCAAATTACAGGAACTCCTTTACCGATGCAGGTGGCAAAGAATTCATCAAACGCCCTGCAAGGGTCCCCATCAATATCATCAAGGTAGCACTTTATGTGTTTGCACAAATGTGCTTCGTCAACCAATGATTTTTTGAAAAAATCCGCTTTCAACATATTTGCAACATAGGCAACGTCATATCCTTTGTCGTGTTCGATGGTAATTCCGTTTGCTTTGAGCATATCGTCCACCTCATCTTTACTCCAAGGGTCAAGTTTCTTTTCCTTGCCTGTTGCCTCGTCTTTCACTTTCATTTTTGAAACAGCCCATTCGTAAAGTTTTTTACTGAAATGGAATCCGTATGATTCCAGGTATTCTTGCATTCCTGATGGGAATTTGCTATATGTATCTAATCTTTGTTCCATAGCCTTAATTTAAAAAGAGGGGCGTTTCACCCCTCCTGTTATTAATAGAATTCACCGTTAGAGCGTCTGCGTCTGCGTTCGCCCATTTCATCCATACGCGGATATTCAGGAAAGTATCCGGGGTATCTGCGTTCATCCATGCCGGATGAGTTTCCACCACCTGAATAACTTCTTCCACCATCACGGAAACCCATCTCTCCGCGCATCTCTCTCATGGCTTTTTCGTAACCTTTGCGGCAGCCTTCCTTGTAGGCTTCCTCCACTTCGTCACCTCTCATACCGAAGCCGCGTCCGTAATCGTCACGCCCTTCTTCTAATATTTCCCACATTCCCATAATCATTTCTTGTTTTTAGATGCTTCAACCACTCCGAGCTGTTCCATTAACTTCTGATTCTGTGCAATGAGGTCAGCCATATTTTTGCTCATTTCCTGCATGTTCTTATCCATATTGGACATTTGCCCTTTCAATGCGGATATTTCCTGCTCCTGCTGTTGCTTGGCTGCAAATTCAGGGTTCAGCATGGCAAGCATTTGGTCACATACCCTAAGAAAGTTCTGATGATATTCCACACTTTTTAGGACATCCTCACTTTTCTGTTTCATGGTAAGGACCTCAGTATTCATTTCGTCTCTTGACCCTGTAATCAGCATCCCTGTCTTAATATCATCGGCAATATTGGCATTAGCCGGTATCTCTTGCAAATTGACATTCTGTCCGTTTATATTCACGACAAAATCAATAACCTGTACCGGCTGTGGATAAGGCATGTTGGGAACAGTCTTATATATGGTTTTTATGGGGCTTACATTAACGACCTGCCCACACTCCAAACTTGGATTTGCACCTCTATGAAGAAGATATAATGTACTGTTTACTCGTAAGTTCTGAAACATGATTGTTTGATTTTAAAGGAGTGTGGCTATTCCCATTTTGGAAATCACCACAAAACTCCATGTTAATTATTACTTGCTCCTTAAAGAAGCTGTTTCTGCTGTAGGAGCCGGAGCCGTTGTCGGTCTGTATCCACCATTAACAAGATACAATTCGTTGGTGTACTTGTTATAGTGAATTTCATAGATGCCTGTTCCGGCTAAGTTTTCAACAGTCACAGGCTCATTGTTATAAGCCATCAACGGTCTTGTGTCCCCATTAGTCCCTATCAGTATCGGAAGAGTTGCAGTCGTGCCGGCAGGTATAGCCTGACGGAGGCTGATATAGAATCCTCCAACATAATCCCTGTTACGGAATGCGTGGTTAGGAAGTTCCAAAGTAACATTCTCCGTGCCGACGGTCACAGCCACCGTAGGAAGAGTGTTGAAATTTGTTCTTCCGATTGATGGGAATAGGGATGGGAATCCTGTAAAAAAGTTAGGCCACATATCTACCTCCTTTCTTACCGGATTAACCCCAGTAGTTGTTGCAACCACATCCACTACGTCCGTATACAGCGTCACCCATATATGCACCGTAGGCGGCTGCACGGAAACAATCTGTATTAATAGCGGTTAAATTGGGGTATTGAACACTCACAGTATTGGGGAGCTTGCATTTGATTCCATCAACGTCTCCTTGTAATGCCTGCAATCCGGCTGCCAAAGGAGCAATCTGTTGTCCTACTGCACTCAGGATAGTGGCGTTCTGATTACGCTGGGATATTTCGGCTGTTAAAGTAGCCTTTTCCGCAGTAAGAGATGCAATCTTGTCCTGCAATGCCTGATTTTGAATTGCATCAAGTTTGGCAAGGATAGCATTCGTATTTGCAGTAGCACCGTCACGCAATGACAATGCATTGTTGTTCATTGTATTGGTAAGGGCATTCATTGATTCGCAATTCTGCAAACGTCCTTCATAGCCTTGTCTTTCAATAGCTGTTTGCGTTTTGCAGCAACAATCGGCAAGTTGAGTAAGAATAGACTGGTTGCCTGACTGCATAGCATTAATAATCTGGTTGGTTGACAATTCCACCTGATTACCTACTTGTGTAATGCTATTCTGCACATTGCACAATGCTGTCTGAACCTGTTGGGTAGAGCAGTTGAATGAAGAAGCCAATTGAGAGATAGCATTACCGTTACCCTGAATAGCTTGCATCAACAATTCGCGTCCTGCGTTTCCTGCCAATTCTGCCGGAAGTCCGTTAGCTCCGTTTCCTCCACGTCCACCGAACAAACCGCCACCATTGCCGTTCCATCCAAAGATACTTGCTATCACAACAAGCCAGATAATGCTCCACCATCCGTCCTGTCCTCCAAAGCCGTTGCCGTTATTCATCAAGGCAAGCAGGTTAGGGTCTATCCCCTTGTTCCCAAACATTCCGGGAAGCATGGCGGTAATGTCAAGCTTGCTACCGCCTGAACCTCCATTGCCTCCGTCTGAATTAAAAACATAAGTTCTTTCCATAAGTATTTGTATTTTGTATCCCGGTCAAAATTGACCGTATGCAAAAGTACATATGTTGTAACTTATGTAAAATCAGTTGTTTCCCAATGATTTCTTTATATTATCCCAATATATTCTCAACATTTTCCCACTTTCCATCCTCTCATAGAAATTTGATATCATGTAGTTAACAGCACGTTTGGTTTTGTGGATATGAACGGCTATTTGTGAAGGGTACATGCCACTTTCAGACAGGAGAGACACAAGAAGATACCGGGCATCCACTGTTTCCATGTTTTTATCAGAGGATAATATTTGGTCTACAGGCACTTCGGTTTCTTTTGAAACAATATTAATTATCTTGGCAAAGATTTCTGATTTGCACATAGTTTTTTCTAATTTTTATGCTTATCTTTGCCTCGCCACATAAAACATGAGATTTTGATGAACAAAGCATAAGATATTTATGTTGAAGATATTAGCCCCCAACATCAGGTATCTTATGCTTTATCATGTTTTTATGTGGCAATATTAATATGATGATATGTTGGGGGCTTTTTTTTAATTCTTAGCCCCCGAAAGAACTGCTTTTGTTATTTTGAGTAATCGCTACGCTTCTACTCGTAGCGTTGTGAGGATAATCCTCGGTATAGTGTTCTATTTCATTTTGAACCTCCCTTCTTTTTTATATTATAATTTTGCAATTATACAAATAAATTACCACACCAACAAATTATAACTAATTCCAATTCCTACATAACTCCCCACCGGATAACTATATCCTGCCTGAATCCCTAATCCCCATTTTTTTGATGGACATTTCGGTATGCGCACAATATCATTAGTAACCGTGACAGTCTTAGGATATACCTTCAAACTGTCCAAGTTCGGGTTATAACCACTGACATAAGCCGTATAGTTACTGTCCCGGTATATCTTCTGCTCGACAGGGAGCACCGTATCACCTACATGGATAGTATCGCCCGTGTGCCAGCAAATCAAAGGAGTGGGAAGGTAGTAGGGAACCGTATCCCTTCTTATCACAAGGCTTGAACTGAATACCGTATCCGTTCTTGCCTCTATAACTGCTTCGGGGGATGGTTTTGCGAACCATCCTAAACCGAAAGCGAGTACAATCAGTAATATGTAAGGAAGCCATTTCATTTCAACTTGTTTTTTAGCTTGCAACATTAACATACAACCCTACCAAGCTGCTTAAGTCATGGGTCAATGCCTGACCGCTGTCCCTTGTGCAGATATACAATACGTCATTCTGAGCATAGTACTTGTCCTTGAATATCTCCATAGGAGGTGTGTAGGGTATAGGGTCGTCCTTGGTGCCTGATGCGGTCTCTACAACCACTTCGTAGAGTGCTGCCGTAGCCATGCCGGGATATTGGCTCTCCAAAACCATAGGGATATCTTGCCGGACCTTATACAGGTGTTCCTTGTAATTAACCTTCATTCCCTTGGATAAGGATTCGTCTATATATTCCGCCCAATCGGGATACAGCGATTTAACCTTTAAAGATTCACTGTCTGTCAGGCTCAATGTCTGTATCTGTTTTTTGGCGGATTCCACCATGTTTTGTGCGGATGCAGCCAATATGTAATCAGCGCTATAAGGTTGCGGTTCGTGATTCCATTCTTCCGATTCCATGATTTGTACAAATTCGGGGTCATCCATTCTGTAGGTAGGGAAGGAGTCCTTTGGGAAGAGGTTAACGAATTCTTCATGCAGCACTACTTTCGTGCCGTCTGCGTTGCTTCGCATTGTCGGCAAAGCCAACAATCCATGTTGGGTCAGCCATTCCACTGTAACGATTGTATATCTCATTGTCCAATTATATTAGTTAATACGTAATCAATTAATTCTTGCTCTGTGAATCCGTCTGCCTCTGTTGGTATGGAGTCGAAGGCTATGGAGTTGTAGAATGCGAGTTTGGATGGATAATTTTCAAAATCAGTAGCGAAATATCTTGGGGTTTTTGTGTTCTCAACTGTTACATCATCATTTACAATTGTCAAAATATGCTTCTTGTTTAGCAGATTTGCACTTGTAATAGTGTTATTCAGAACACCATCAATATAAGTATGTCCGTTGTTTTTCCAATTATAAGCCACATCATCACCGCCAGGCTTACCTAATACAGAGAATGTGAGAATGTCCTTTTCTTTTCTCTGCTCGTAAATATATCTATTTTGGGAAGAAGTATTTATAGTCATAAACAGCATCTTCACTCCACTACTCAGATTCTCTACCAATCCGTAATCACCTACACCATCTGTCACTAATGCACCGGGATATTCGGGTATCTGAGTAATGGTGATGTCTGTGGAGTAGGGTTGGTCAGCAACTAAAGTGATATATCTATAATTAGGACTTGGCGAGTCTGTAATATCGAATGCAACTTGATTATCGCCATTATGTAATTCAATTTTTAAATCATATTGAGTATTGAATTGCATTACGTATACTTTATTGCCTTCCTTTATCCCTTCTACACGCCAATTAACATGCAATATATTCCCATTATAATTTTTCACATAATAAAAGCCAAACCCTGTACCGTTTGATCTAGACAATTTACCTCTTACATATCTGTCGTGTATCGTTTCAAATTCAATGCCTTTATTTTGATTAAAAGACATATTCTTATATCCATCTATACCCGACATATCATTGAACAAGAAGTTATTTAACTTCATTCTCCTTCCTTTACCCGACAAGTCCTGCAAGTAAGCAGACTCTTTCAATGTTTCGTTGGTCGCACCTTGCTTCTTTACGTCATAATAAAAAACAACATGCTCCCTTATCCATTGAGGGATAGGGGAAGGCTTGGAACCACCGCCGCCCGAACGGATTTCGCCAATGTGATTCAGTGCGATTGTATTCAACCGCACTGAATTTAAAGATATTGTGTTAACCTTCATAATCACTCCAAAATTAATGCCTTGACAGGCTTAACATTGCACTGAATCTTGATATGCTGCTCACCCAATACACCTTCGATGTTCTTCTGCCAAATCGACCCGACACCGTAATCGACATCAAATGCCACCCAACTCTCACCGTCCAAACTCTGATACAATACCACCTTGGACGGATGTGTATCGAATACCAATTGCAAACCAAATGTAGACGCAGCAGGCTGAAACTTATACTCCCAATTGGAGCCGGATGCTGCAAAATTGCCGGTTATATCCTTTAATGCCATAATTGTAGATTTTATAAACTTAATACCTGTTTCCGATTCTTACCATCTGCCCTAAAGCTTACATGTACCCATGCGAAGTTGCTCTCATCAATCAACTGGTCATAGGGCAGGTTCTTGCGGATATATTCAAACAACAGCTTATTCTGTTGTCTGTCTCCCGTATCGATATCGGCTGCTTCACCCTTCATGTGCTGAGAAGACTTGCTTCCCTTGACGGCTTCATTCAGCTCCGGGCAGCGATAACCGCTGTTTACTGTTATAGGCTTTCCCCACCATGTGCGTAATGGGTCCAGCACGTTATCCACCAAGGCAGTAAGAGCCGTTACATGCTCCTGTCTGCATCTGTTGTTGATACCCAAGCGGTCGGCAGTCGTGGACTTGCACAGCTCCGCAATTGTAAAAAACTTCATTTCTTTTCCTCCTTAATTACTTCTTTAATATCTTCTTTGTCAACTTTTAATGTCTTGCCGAAAATCAGCCTGAACGCTTCGACAATATTCAGCTCGATTCCCTTCGGCTTAAGTATGTTGCTGATAATCGAGCACATTTCCAAAAAACATACCATCAGGCAGGAATACATATCAATATCGTAACGGCTACCCGATGCCTTGTTTATCATAACCACCATGAAAACGAAGCTGAAATATGTAACCATCTTGCCCATGGTTCGCCTTACCGCCCGACTGAACCGGACCTGTTCGCCCATTATGATACTCTTTCTCAGCCCGCAGGCTAAATCACATATAATCACGGCAGCAGACACTATCAGCCACGGAATCATGTGTTCTATACTCTCCTGGACGAATGCGGTAGCTATTCCTGCCAATCCTCCGGCTACGCTCTTATCGATGCCATCTCTAACTATTGCACTAATCATTTGTCGGATTAATTTTTAATGTTATATTTGCAAAACCTTGTTAACCGGACGCGAAAGCTAATCTTGATTCCCTGCCCGCCTGAGAAGGTATGCAGGGAAATTCCCTATCTTAGCCTAATCAAGATTAAACACAAGCTTGCTCGGATAGCCACGGGTATAGTCATAATTAATCAGCTCTTCAAGCGTACTTAATCCGGATACCTCGGATAGATGCTGCTGTGTGACATTATAGCATGATAATGCATACAACTCCAATTGGGCAAGCATCTGTAGTGCCACATCTATTGGGATGGTGTAATTAATCCCCTCAAACCAAAGAACGGTATCAGTCTTTTGGGTACTCTTCTCAATGTTGATGCTGTTCATCAGACCTACACGCATTTCCTTGGAAAGCCACATCTTCTTGCCGGCAAGGGTAAATTCGTTCACATGGTCAGACACATCATATTCTTTGATGCTTTTCTCCAGTTCCCGGACCAATGATTTTCTTACCGACTCTTCATCATTCGTATCACAGTCTACCCATAATGTATCATATATATATGCTGTCCTTTCTACAGTACCTTCCATCGCAGGATAAGTAACCGTTCCTTCATTGACGCATACCAATGCCTTCTTGCCTGAATAGGTTATTAAAGGCATACACACATCAAATTCATTTCTTTCTGTTTTCATAATCATTCTGTTATAATTCGATAAAAGGGATAGCGAAACCTCCAGCGTAAGAATCTGCTTTAGCGTCAGCATAGTTACTGCAACTTGCTGTGCGAATTGAGGCGTTGTTGGTTTGAGCAAAACAGCCGACAGCAGTGCTATGCAAACTGCGTTCCCCTGCGTCTATATTATCGTTGATGTACAACCATAGATAAGCATTTTCATAATTACGAGCCCCCCCCTCAACAGTCTCCGCGCAGAAAAGCGAAAAATCATAATCTGATTTCTTTACCCATTGTTCATAAAGGACAGGAAGATTTATTCCCGAATATTCCTTCTTTAGATCCAAACCTCTTTCCATGTCACATTCTTCATTGTCAGGAACACGATATGTATAAGTAGTTCTTGCAGGAATTCTGTTCACATTTGATGCGCAACGGAATTGAACAGGAAGATTATTACCTTCAGGATCCTTTCTGGCAATGTAATATGCTCCATCTAGTATGCGAAATAATCCAACTAACGGAAGATTCCAACCTCTATATATAGGAATCGATCGTTTCAGAATGCCGACTCCTGAATCCATTACCGTACCGTCAGACCATGCAACACCGTCAGCAAACTCCATCTTGGTGTAAGAGTTTACAACGGCTGTCATTACTCCGTCTGCCATTCCTTCACATCCGGGGACATTTCTCACCACGTAGTAATGCTTGCAGGCTTCCATGCCTGCGCCCGTAGACAGGTTGACAGAACCATCGGTTGTACATGACACATTGCCTTCCGGGTCTAGAAAGAATATATTCCCAATACTTCCTATCTTTGACACGAGTCCTGCCTTGGATATGCCGTTCAATAGTCTTTGGGCTTCCATTATTTCTAAGAATCCGTACCATGAGTTTCCTGTTACTCCACCAATCAAACGCTGTTTGTCAGATGAACCTGATAGAGACACTGCTTTATCGCCTAATAAATTAATGTATTTAACTGTACCTCCGGCTATCGCCTTCCATCCACTATTTGCAGAAATTTCATTATCTGCAAATGTTTGTGCATCAACACTATCCAAAGTGGTACAACCTACACCAAACAGGTTTAACCGGGTATGTGCCCATGTGCCTATCTCAAAACTCATCAGACAAATAATGATTTCATAGAACTCATAATACATTCCCATATATGGACGATTGGTCGCTTCGTCTGCATTCTTTGCCTGTGCATTCTTGATTGCTTGTACTGCGGACACATATTGTGTCGGGAATCCTCCACCACTTGTTTTGTAGCTTTTTTTGAATATCTTCAAAGGTTCGGTGTATGTCCCGATTGCGTTCTTATTATAGACATAATGGGCGCAATTTCTTACATCACCTTCCAACTTGGCGGTAACACATTCACCGGGGACGATGGCAAACGGTCTGATTCGCTTTGCTTGCTTCCCTCCGATACCAAAGGGCAGCAAGGACAATGCCACGATGTTATATTCTCCTTCCGTACTTCCCTGTGGCGTATATTGGCAGGTGGTGCGTAAGTAATATAAATCGCAATCGGTGAAGTTCATCACATCTCCATCAGTTCCGTCTATGGCAATATCCCTGCCATCGACAGATTGAGTAAGTCTTCCCGGTGCACATTGTTTTAACAACTTGCCATTCTTAAACACTCCAAGATGCAGATGTGACGCCAACGAGCGAAGTTTTGATGTGTTCCCAAATGTAACCTGTGCATCCGGGTCCGCACTTCCGTTTACTCTTGCGAATCCACATGCATCCAAGGCTTCCAGCTCATTTGCCAGTGCTTCGATAGCGGTTGCGTTGACTTCCTCAGCTGCTTGTGCACGTTTTGTTTCATCAAGAATTCGCTCATTCAATTCGGCTAGCTCTTCCGTAAGGTTTTTACGCGAAGTCGGATGTACCACCGCATCAGTGGTTGTAGCAGGGTAAATAGTCTGCCCGCCTTTGGTAAGTTTATGAATTTTAGCCATATAATTCTTATTTTAATTTTGTAAATCTATTCTTATCGGTTCCCGATTAAAAGGAACCACTCAATACATCTTCGTATTCTTTATCGGAAATAGGAGAGGAAGAAAGCATCCCATTCTGCACATCCTTTACCACAGAGTCCTTTAATTCGGTACGCTGCTCCTCTGTCATGGATTCCCATGTCATTGGGTCTCCCTTATCACCTTTCTGGTAGTTTGGATAAACGTCAATTGTACCTGTACTGTCATCAGACTTGCCATTGACAAGAACGATGCCTGTAAACTCCATGGATACAAGGTTACAGATACCATCAGCAAAATCAGCATCAGTAAGGTAATACTCGCGTCTGACCGTCAGGTTGCCCGTACGCATGCCATGATTATCAAACACAACCAGCAGGCTGCCATCATCCAGCCTGCGACAGTTCTTGTAGTCGTGTCCGTCAAAAGAGACAACAACGGGTTTCGACAATGCTGTCTGATAAGTAAACCGGAAAGGAGTTTTCAGGTCTCCATTCAGATTTTTCTCTATGATTTTAAAATCGGACTGATAATTTATTCTCATAACTATAATATTGATGTCACATCGTCAATTTCCTCGGCAGACAGATACTTCTTATCAGCGTCTACGGTTTTCTGATAAGGTGTTAAATCAGGTGCCACGTATCTTTTCAACGCATCGGTAGATAATCTTCCGTTTGTATTCCCTTCCTGGAAGGGTATGTTCTCCTTACCGTTCGGCATTGTCCGTGCGTCAAGCTCGTTAATTGTTTTTCCTGCCATAATTATTTGTTTTACATTATAAACATTCTGCCAATCTCCGCCAATACGGTGATACCATTAACCTTGATTTCCCCATCTTCATTCCTGCCGATTGCAAACTCCTTATCCGTAGGGATAACTTCCGCAATGGAAACCAAATCATCGTCTGTGAGTGCCCTTTCGCTGACTGTATAGTCATTGTCTGCCGAAGCGCATTCTCTTGCCTCTTCAAACTCACGCATCAGTGTTTTTTTCATATCAACATAAGAGAGGTATTCCTCACTCTGCTTAATCGACTCAAGCTCTTGTTTTTCTTCGTTGCTTATGTTTTCTTTCTTCTCCAACTCATTCACTCGTGGGAAGGCTTGGGCATCATAACCTTCGGGTTTCAACTTGGCATAGATACCGCGCATATCCTCGTTAAAGCTCTCCATTGCCCTTTCGTAGGCTACGAGATTCAAGATAATCTTCACCTTCGTTTTATTGGCAAGCAGTGCACCCTCATCCGATTTCAGCGGCACGAGTTGCAAAAAACTCATTTTCCTGATGATTTCGTTGATTTTCATTTTGCGCCTCCTTCCTTGGGGATGGAAGACAATATGCTTCTAAGCATACTCTCTATATCTTCGATGGGAGCCTTCATACCTACCGTCATGGTAAACCCTGTGGGCATGATAGAGGCTGTGCCAACATAAGCATCTCCATCCAATACGATATATTGGATATCATTGGTTGTGTTGTTTGAGACTTCACCGTTTTCATAAAGCCTTGTAATACTTTCTTTTTTTCTTATCAGTTCCATATCTGTATAATTTAATGATTAGTATATTCTTTAATGTATCGGTCCGGGGTTCGGGTCAAGCTTGAGCGGGAACGCCTTCTTCGTGTACTCGTTCGTATTAAGCTGTAGATATACGTAGTACTCGCCAAGAAAATCAGTTAAGCTGAATGTCCCGAATATTTCAACCTCTCTGTCTTGAATCAGATTGAAATCCTGTAATTTTTCCCTGCCCATATCTTCATCCGAAACCACACGCCTTAGTGTAATCCAATTATTAGTAAGCGTTTTGCTGCCGACTGAATAATACGTAAGTTTAAGATTCCATTTAACCGCAGTGTTAAGCCCGGTCATTGAGTTAGTCACATATTCGGCTGTCAGATTGATTACCAAACCACCCGCTTCTTCTTCCGATACATACTTAACCCTGCCGGGAGAGCAGTTCATGACAGGCAAAAACAGATTAGCCTTATCCGCCTCGATGATACTTTCAATCTTATTCATGCAAAAAAACGGATATACATCGTAGTATTGACCAAGTGTCAGACCATTGGCAGGCATCTCTAATGTAACCCCCGCTCTGACATTAGCCAGTTTCCTCACGATTCTGTTGGACGAGTCAACCAACATCGCCCCAAACCACCATGTATCAAGGTTGGTAGCGGATTCCATGTCGGACAGCTCGACCGAGCCGGGACCTGATTTATCTGCGGTAGTAACATTTCGCGCAAGAGAGCACGATATAGAGCCATACATAGAGACCTTGGAATCGCAATAGAAGCTATGGAATGGCGGTTGCGCATCGTGCTTGTACAGCAAGAAATCTGCCAACCTGTACGGACTCGCACTTCCGCCCCAAGGTCTCTCATAGATGTATCCGTTCATCTTGTTTCCGGTATACAACTTGGGGATTTCCTCGTAAGATGCTACAGGGGGCGGCTTAATGCCGCAATTCCTCATCGAGCCTTTCCACCAAGCTCCTTCACCGTCAGATGGCATGCTCCTGTCAGGAGCGGCAGAGGCAATATGGACAGGCTTGCATCTTGACCACATATTAATCTCATGGCTCGTGCATAACCCGCTCACATTCGTTTCAGACGTCCCAAGAACGGAAGCAACGTCACTCCTCAGATTGACAGGAGACGTAATTACGTTATTCGAGTTAGCCATATCAGTAGAGCAGTAACAGGGTTATATAAGTCGAGATAAAGGCACACATCTCCATCCAAAACACAGGCTTCCTGAACTTAAGGCATGCCAATACGATTACACCGCCAAGGAAGGTTATAAGAGGGACGTACCAAAAACTCATCAGCACTTGCCATACAAGAGAGGCAAGCGCGCAGATTCCCGCGCTTACATAATGGATATTGCGGTTATAATCCTCCTTGAACAAGGGAGCCGAGCCGACAAACGCCAATGATGCGCTTGCAATGAACGCCAGGAATTGGTATTCTTCCTTGCTGGCTTCGATGAACGATGCAACCAGCAGGGAAGATTCGGCAAGGCAGAAGAGCGTGAACAGCCAACCCCTCTTTCCAAGCCGATAGTATGTGTCACTGATACTTGCAGGGATGCCATACATCCCGACTGTATATCCGATATAGGATACAAACAGAACAATCGAAATAACCAATAATGTAACCATAGTTTTTAATTTATAAATTTACGTTTCAAATCATCAATCTCTTTGTGCAGCTCAATTATCTGCGCCTGCAACACTGCCGTATATTGGGCATAGTTCACGGACAGGTAGTGTTCTTTCGAGCTGCCTTTAGACACAAGCTCAGGATACAATTCTATCATGTCCTGTGCGATAAACCCTATACTTTCCTTTCCATCCTTGATATAGCTGACAGGGGTGATGAACCCTCTGTTCCGTAGCGGTTTTATACTTGATTTTAAACGGATGTCAGAATAAGCGGTAATCTCACCGCTTGCAAGGAACGAACCTTGGACAACCGCCCTGTTATTAGACGCCTCGAGTTCCAACCTAATCCCCGGGCTGTTACCTCCATCATCATTCGACACTGCTATCAGCATGGTTCCCCATGTGTCGTAATTAGGTCGATACGTGCCAATGGTGTATCTTGTCTGCCATCCAACACCGTCCAGTGTATCCTTCCAGCTAATTATCGGTCTACAGGAGTCGTGCATCATCAAGGATAATTGGTTAGCCCTGAATACGGCATTGTCCGGATTGAAGTATATTGGCCATTGTAATTGCCAACGGTCTGTCATGCTAGATATAAATGAAGAATCGGTATTAACATTACCTTCCGCATACAGATTAACTATGTGCGACCGATTATTACCCAAGTATATCATTCTGCCGTTACTGGTGTAGAATCCAATACCATAATATCCTGATATATCCATTCCGCTTGCACCGCCGGTGAATCTGATTCCATACCAAGGACTATCCCCATCGTGAGCATCATTAACATTTTCACCAATGACGTTGCAATCAATCTCACCATCAACTGCCAAATCGCCTGTTATCGTCCCGCCTGCCAAAGGCAGATACTTTCCTGTTATAACATCGTCCTCCAATTGGGACAGTCTGGTCGGGTACGCAGGAAGAGATATCACCCCATTGGATACATTATAAGCAGTCGTGCCCAGCTTTACCTGCTTGGCATATACACTGCCCAAGTCCGGTATGTGGGAAAAATGGATTCTCTTGGACGTGTCAGACTTGGCAAGCTCATCCCACATGGCATCTATATCCAAACCGCCACCGCCTTTTTTATTCGTCCACTTGTTTTTAATCGAGTCGTAGGTCAATACCTGTCCTTCCGATAGAGGAGTAACCAGGTCTACATCGTCCAGCATGCCTAATGAGGTTGCACCACTTCCACTACCGGTTGTCGAACCGAACGCAGCAAGGTCTCCCGTGGCGTAGAAATTAACCATAGACCCATCATCCTTCTCTACATATACGGCATTATTGGCCGCGTCATATTTCAGCAAGGCATTACCGATTTGGACAGAATTGATGGCTTTTATATGAGTGAACGGATATTGAGGTTCCAATATATATTTAAATTCTGCCGAGCGCAAGAACTTAAATGCCGACAGTAATACACCGACCGTTTCCTCACCGACAAAGAATGACAACGGGTCTGCATGGAGTGTACCATCTTCTTCCCACCAAAGTGCACCGTTGGCAAAGTAACCCGTACCGTCAAAGCGCACAAGACCTTTGGCAACGTTTTCCGGCACGCTGCTTTCCGGATAATCGAATTTGTCCAGCATGGAACCTCCCCACCAGGAAGCAATACCTCCGCCGCGCTTGTCGGATTGGTATACACCGTTCGTGCCGCTCATTATCTTGAAACCGCTTTCCGAGGTGTATCCTAAAGCTAACAATGAGGATTGAATAAGACCACCCTCAATATTGGTATATTCCTTAAGTGCTTTCGTCAGATAGGATATATCTCCTATATTCTTCGATATTTCTTTGATGGATTCGTTAAGCTTGCCCTGTATATAATTGTTCGCGGCATTGACATTGGCAATAAAATCACCGTACTTCAAGTTGAACGCTGAATACTTTCCATCCACCATAGCCACTTCGGTCGCTGTGGTCTTACCGTCCTGAATCACACCGTTAATGGTGTTTATAAGCTCCTGTGCCGAGTTATTGAACAAGCGGTACGCAGTTTCCAACTCCGTCTTTACCACGCCTTCATCAAGAAGCTCATTCTCTATAATCTTATTATAGGATTCTGTTACATCGTTTTTGATGGAATCAATATTATTCAGGTATTTTTTAATCGCAGCCGCTTCCCCTCTGTCTACGATACCATCATTGAATGCTTCATCGGTAAAGTCCTTCATTGAACTTACAGTACTGTCCAGCTTTTCAGCCGCTTTCTTCGTTTCTTCGGCTATTTTCTTTGCTTCTTGCGCCAAAGTGTCATCAGTGTATTTTGATGCAAGCTCCCAATGGGAGATACTAAATGCTTCCCCTGCCTTTTTTGAAGTGTTCGCTCTGAGCATATCGTCCTTGTAAGTGCTACCATAGGTCGCATTTACCCACATATCACCTATGTCGTATGCGTCCGAATTCTGCGGTTGTCTCACAAAGATGCGTCTTTTCCCATCTGCGGTATCCTGTGCTTTTTGAGCGTTTTCCAAAGCCTTGACAATATCCGTATCGGTAATGGCATTCCAATACCATCCCTTTTCTTGTTCATATTGGAACCGGTATGCTTTTCCCTCCTTGCTGTAATAGAGGTCTCCCAAATGATTGTTCTTCTTCTCATCTGTATCCCAATCGGATGCGGGAAGATTTTCAAGGGTGGGCACCGGGTCGTAAAACCATGTTTCTATCGCACCGTCAACCTGATTCTGGATATTATCTATTTCCTGCTTGATGTACTCTTTCAGAGGGTCTAAATCCTCAATGTACTTTTCAGATGCTTTTTTGAGAGCATCTTCGATGGTGTCTCCATTGCCGATGGTAGTACCGACCGACAGCTTTCCTTTCAATTCCACGCCTTCACCTTGGGTGAACTTAACAAAGCTGTTACCATCACGGTCCCCAATATACGCATCACCGTATACATGGAAAAACGCCTTGTTGTTAGTTTTGTCTACGCCATACTCAACATACTCCTTGTTCAAGTAGGAGTAGGAGTCTATACCGTGATACAGAGTAACACTCGGGCTGAACACATCGGTAGAAGAGAAAACAATGGCATTCTGTGCGTCAATATTGCTTTCATCCGTCACGTCCTTGTTGTCAATGCCTTTCCATTTGATTCGTGCACCAAGGTGGGCTACAGTATCACCCTTTGCCGGAATGTCACTGCCTGTGTCGCAATCCGCCATGCTGAGGTCAATATAGTGTAATTTGTATATGCCGACATTGATAGGCTCTTTGCTTGCCCCTACACATAAACGCCAATAATAATGGTTCGCTACCTGTTGGTATTCTCCCGGTTTTTGTATGTTGAAGTTTTTGCTCTGTACCTGGAAACCTGCACGGAAGCGGTTCTCCACTTCCACACCGTCCTGTTCGGCAAGGAAGAAACATCTGTACACGCCTTCGGGGACGCCATTGTCTACCGTTTCTTTATCCATCAATTGGAGTTCACTGCCATCTGCAAGCAATATAGGATTCCCGTCTGCCATTGAAAGTATGGGCGTTTGTTCAATGGTGCCCTTGGTCCAAACATCAATAAGCGTAACAGCACCACCCGGAGTTAGAACTATCTTTCCACCTACAGAATTTACATTTTGTATCTCCAGTGATTCGAAATAGGCTTTCATGCGGACTTTCAGTTTATCAACCTCCGCATAGGTTTGACCTGTTTCCTTATCAACCATTATGATACCACCTGTACTACCACTGACAAATTTTCCTATTTCAAAAGCTTTGTCAGAGGATAATTTGTGCGGGGTACGGTCATCTTTATCTTTTCGCAAGAAGAAATTACTTCCAAAGGCTTTTATCAGGCTCTTAATTTGTTCTGAATTATATCCACCATTACCTTGACCACCGCTTACTATTGAATCAATCTGGTTCTGAATTTTTTCTAATGTGCCTACAATTTTTTCTTCCTTGAGAGTAATTTCATATTCTGGAATCATATCATCACCTTCTTTTATAGAAAGAGAATCAATGATTATACTCCCACTTATTCCCAAATCATCATCCTCAAACAACATCAAATCACCTTCTTTTATGGTATCATGAATGCTTGTCTGATTATTGGCAACAGCATCATCGTGTTGCCTTGCCATGTAAATATTGTCTACTTTGGGAATGTATGAATAACGAATATAGTCATTTTTTGCTAACCATTTTTTTGCAGATGAAAGTAATCGTTGGGAATGTGCTTTTATATAGACATCAGGCATTGATATATCTAATAATACAAACTTATCACCTGATTTTATATTATAATTTTTATATGGGAAGAACAGTTTTATTCCATCATCATATACACGAGTGCATGTAAGGATATATTTATTACCATGTTTCTCACATTTAGTTATTTCAAAATCACGTCCTCCACACATTCCGTCTTTCATTGACAAGGTAGCAGTTTCTCCCAAAAGGTAGTTGTTGATATCAAAACCTATATCCTTCAATGTGACAGTAAAATTCCCTTTTTCTATTTCCCCTTTATTATCTGCTTGACCATCATCGGTTAGCTGTTCGGCTGAGTACACTTCGTCAAGATTCCCATTATCTCCTGGGTCTATTGAAACAGTTATTCCTGCATCTTCGAGTTGCTGTGCTGTCATTCCCTCTATTGAAGGAAATATTTCTTCCAAACCTTCCTGGCTTCCATCAAAAAAAATAGTACCTTCTCTTATACCAAGTTCTTCTATGTTATCGCTGTCGATATAAGGGTCTAATGTTGTTTCGGGGAATCCAGGTAACATAAGGTTGTCTACTGCCATATTATTTGGCAGATAATTGCCGACAGAGGAACCGGATAATTTATTGTAATATCTGTCAGGCATATTTCGTGTGCTTCCATATGCTCTTAGACGAGTAACAATCTTTTGGTCAGCTTCGGCATTGCGTTCTATCTCATACAATCCTTTGCCTTTCCCATATTTAAAAATATTGTCTACTGCTATCCCAGCAGTGCCTATAGTGATCTCTCTTCCTCTTATTATGAAATTAGCTTCAAATTCAGAGTTTGTTAATGCAAGTGCATCCCATACATTTATTGTATCTACACTTATGTTGATATTTTTCTTGTTGACATATTCAGGATGAACGATTACAGTCCATTTTTTATTCCCTGTATATATACGATCAAGGTTTACCTGAATGCGTTCAGCGAGATTTGATATAGATGATGCAAAAAAGCTGAATTTTGGCAGTGAGGTAAAATGTATATTGTTGTCATTGGGAACATAATCAAGGAAATCACATCTCGCAAGTTCGTCACTTAAAGAGTTGAATTTTACATTGTCATAAGTGAATGCGTCTCCTGTAGAATTTTTACTTGCTTTCTTTAAAATAGTAGGGTCATAGTTTATTTCAAAACGTTCCCCACGATATATAAGATAATCACCTATTGCAAACTCTATAGGGGATTCGCTTTTTATAGTACAAACAACAGAACATTCACCCATAAATTCACCATTATATTCCAACTGATGAATTTTACATTTTGCTATCTGTCCTGTTTTATTATATATCGTCCAACTCATAACACTTTTTCTGTAAGTCCCGTTATTGTTTCACCAATGCCCTTTACCGGAGTTACTCTTGATGAAGGGTTGTCAACTTTCATAGTAAGCTCAAATTCCATAATATCATCAAGATTGCCTTTTGTAAGTGTAGGCTTTCCTATTTTAAAAAGTCTGCAAGTCCGACCTATTCCGTCATGTGGAACAAACAGCTTTGTTTCCACCCCACTACCATCTTTTCCTGTCAAATAATCTAACAGAAAGTCCATTTTGTCCCATGCTGTATTTGGTTCCCCTTTATAAGCTATCCTTATAGTTATATTGTATGGTTTTAAAGGAAGGGTAGGAGGTATATAAGTGTCTTCTCCGTTTTCATCTGACCAATTCCTTGAAGGGAGGTCCTTGATTTCCATGTCTGGTAAAGATATACCCATACATACCATTCCGAAATCAGTAAGACTGTCTTTCAAAGAGGAACTTTCCTTTACTTTTTGCATTAATATGGAATAAGGCTTGCTCATCGTACTATTGTTTGTTATATAAGATCATTTTATAGAGTATTCGCTAAGATCTATCTGTATTCTGTCAGTTCCTTTGCCGTATTTATCGCGCCACTCCTTGGCTTTGCGCTCCACATCGTAGGCATCAGCTTTGTTAAACTTGTTTTTTTTGTTTCTTTTGTCCTTATGGTTGTATACTGTTATTGGGCAATCAACTGCCATAAGTTCTATTTGTGCTGCGGTATATCCCCAATAATATCCCCACATTGGAATATTCCACAGTCCCCATAGCAATTTCAAGGGCTCTGTGAGGCATCCATGTTTTTCTCCGATGAACCATGCTGCTCCCCAGTCTGTCCTCGAAGGATACGCCTTGCTTCCTCCCTCGTCTTCATCATCTCGGTATCCCTCATCTCTGTCAGATATATGATAGACATGAAGTAGCTCTCCACATCCTCTTTTTTTTTACATGTTTCCAATAATGGCAGATATTCTGCATCGGTGTATTGCTTCACATAGAAAAACCATCTCCAAAGAAACCAATAAAGAAAAAATATCGAGAAATAGCCGTTAAGCAGAAGAGCTGCCACACATTTGGCATTCACTTTTCGCTCGTCCTTCTCGTTTAAGATGATGTCTGTCACCTTGCTTTTGGCTCCGTTTCTTATATAACCTATCTTCCATTTGGATTTTCCAAGAATGACAATATCCTTCTTATTGCGTTTTACCGCATTAAGTTCTCTCTCATCAGCTTCTGTAGGCTCTGATATTATCTTTCGTTTTGTCATGATTATATATTCGTTAATGAACAGAAGTGGATATGCATTATTCCACCTCTGTTTTCTAAAAAAATCTCATTAACCACCTATTGTTTTCCATAAAATCATAATGTCAGCACCTTCACTGTTCTCTAAAGGGCTGACGGCAACATTGAAATAAGCTGGATTGTCACCATCAGCAGCAACAAGACTAGAATACATTTCCACATTAGGCAAGGCGATAATAGTCTGTCTGTCTTCGCTGAACATTAATAAAGAGCCTACAACTTTTTTGGGAGCAAGAGAGTATGCGCCTCCTGAGTATGTTACACCCTCAACAAGAATACCTTCTGTACTTGTGATATCTCCTCCTACCTTGTTCATCAACAAAGAGTTTACAGGTCCTGCAATGCTTGCCACTTGGAATGAGATGTCGCCATCTCCTTTCGTTGCCTTGCTTACCCATGTACTTCCTGTAGTAAGTTTGATTTTAGTAACTTCTGCATCTCCGGTATTAAAATTTACTCCTTCTTCAAGTACTGGAAATTCTATATCGACAGTAAATGCTTTGCCTAAATCTGCTGCCTTTATTTCAGAACTCTTGAAATAAATTTCCTTTACGTCATTGAAAAGTGTTTTCAAATCGGTCAGTTTGGTTGTAACGGTTAGTCCTGCCATAATTTTGTCGTTTTTATTGTTTTACTTTGTGTTTGTTAATATGAATAGCTGTCGGTTGTGTTTACCAACAACTTTGCTTGTATGTTCCATACGGTGAAACCTAATCCATCATCTCCTTTAAGGACTATCTTCGGATTCGTTACCGAATATCTCTCAGAAACAATTGGGAATTTCTCAAGAACGGCATTAAGTATTTGTTCTAACTCCCTAGTCGGAGATATTCCGCTGCTACGGTTCCTCACAAATATCTCTATACGCATTGTAGTTTTCTGCCATGCATTCTGATCATCAATAGCTATCGGCAGAGATACCACTATCATATTATCCGTTTGTTTGGATAAAGCGGATGGTCTGTGTTCTGGGAATACCCTTTCTGCCACATCTGAAAGCCTTTTACATATGTCTTTCAATATTTCACTGATATAGTGCTTGGTTATATGCGCCATCAGGATATCGGTTTTAGATTGTCTAACAATATACTTTTAAGCCCTTGGTATGTTTCGGTTAGAACATTAAGTTTGCGTGTGTTTTCCAAATAAACTGAATATTCTGTTCCGGTGGTCATTACTATGGCATATCCTTTTTTAGGGCTTCCCTTATAACTTTGTAGAAAATTTAATGAGGTTTGCTGACCATATAAATTATCTACATCAACTGCTCCACTTACACTCCTTGCCTTTCCTTCATAAGGGCGTGTCAAATAGATGGTTTTACCCTTCTGTATTTTTAACCTTATTGGTTTCCTTAGCCTATCTCCGGAAGATATTACGAATGCAAGTTTACCGTCAATATAGAAGCCACAGGAGTAAGAGGTTTGAGTGTTCCCGGTAAAACCGTCGAATTGTCTTTTTCTCTCTGCATCATCTATCAGTTGGTAGCATATTCTTGCCATTTTGTCTATAAAATAAGCATTTTTTATGGCTTTGAACATTTGTACACCTTCATCAAACCCTTCTATCTTCCCCATATATTTAGTTTTTAGACATATTGAAATAAACTGTGGTTCCCATTTCAGTAGGGTAGGCATCAGTCACTGTCAGCTTTTTGTTAGTTCCCGTATAGTCGGTCACATCCAATATACATCCTGTACAAACGCCCTTTACTAGCCCAGGTATATCAACCGCATAATCTCCTTTTAATACATTGTCTGTTTTGAATGTGCGTAGGTTACTACTTCCATATTTATTGCATTTGCCTTCGTACAACACAGTTTCTACGCCATCATCCCATGATGTTTCATCGGATATCTTGTATACTCTGCATGTATGTGGGAATCGTGGGTTGCTTACTTTCGCCATAACTTCATACCATAGGTTTTCATCCGTATCGTCCCTTTTATAGCATTCTCTCCATATTTTTTGTAGATATCGTTAGCCATAGCTCGAAGATTGCGCTTATCGAAAGCGGAACTTTGTGTACCTCCTTCTTTGTGTTTCCATACACCGTTTGCATCTTCAATGCTGCCGGTTACACTTGGGGTGCTTGCACACCACATATATAAGTCGGCTTTGCATAATTCTTTCGTTCGTTTATCTATATCCCTTATATCAAGATTGGGGACAAGTTCACGATCTATCAGAATTGAGTTAATAGCATTATCGCTTACATCGAATCCGACACAACCACGGAGATAAGACTCTATGGTCGTGTTGAGTTCTGTAATATTTTGAGAAGCATTAGTCATTATTTCCCTTTAATTTCTAGATAATACATCCACCGTACCTTATTTGGAACTACTAGCCCTGTTACTTCGGATTTGATTACTTGGGTCATTGTCTCGTCATCAAACAGTTGACGAATCAAAGTGCGTCCACCGTCATACAAAGCTGTTCTCGCTCCCGGCGTTTCCATATAGATAGGCTTACCGCATTGGACATCACCAATAGCACCATTTGGAATATAAACCATAACTCCTTCGTTAAAACTCTGTAAGTTAACATATTCCATCTTTTTGGCGGTCTTGTTGTATTTTTCAACAACAGATATAGCATCGATTACTACAATAGGAGCTCCAACTCTCGCCTCAATGAATGCTTTAAGGGTTTCATCGTCAATCAAAGAACCTAATGCCTTTTTATTAGCATCATCTGTAACATCTGGGCGTGTATAAGTTACATATAAATTACGGAAATATGGGAGCATCATCAAATCATCCCATGTAGTTTTACTAACTTCCCAGTGTCCGGCAGGAGCAAAATCTTTTTGTTCGCTGTTACGTTTCACATCACGCATTACTTTTATAGGGTCAATGGCATTAGTATCAAATTTTTGAGTGACTGTTCCATGAGAACTATCTTTAGAATACCAATGACTTTTTTGAATATTCTTAGAAGGAACACCAAAATCTATTTCTGTGGTAATGCCTAATGGGTTATTGGTGGCATTGATTACTAGCTTCCCTTTATTGGATACAATTTGATGACGTTGGTGGGCAATAGTATTATAATTACCACCAATCAAATCGTCAATACCGTTAAATAATAATTCCATAATGGTATCTTCGATTTCCGGCGTAGTATCTCCAATAGCATTGGCGAGCATCATCTTCTCTCGGAGGATTTTGCGGCTCATTACAACTTCATGCTTAAATGTAGGTAAACCACCCATTTTCAAGCTGAGACCATCAGTTGATTTGGTTGCACCGTCACTGTCAATATCCACATAAGTTGCCATAGTGTATGGGCGGATAGTTGCCTCAATCTGCTCATACGTAGGATTGATTGGAATATTAGGATTCAAAGGGAAACCCATCTGTGAGAACGTTCTGTCTGCATTGTATTTTTCGGCAAACATATCGTTGATGTATTTAGTCAACGCACTACCTTGTTTATCGCTTACGTATCCCATTGAAGCAAGTCCTTTTGCTACAATGTCGTAGAATTGTTTGTCTCTTGTGTACATTATATCCTCCTTTCTTTAGGCTTCTCTTACAAATTCAATCATTGGGAGATTAGACTCCATGGCTGTAGGAATACTTGCTCCTACTACTCTGTCTGCATAAATTCTTCCTGCTCTCACTACGGCACAAGTAGCTAAAGTGCAACCTTCAGGAATGCAAACATCTTCAAAAATCAATCCGTTTACAGTGTTTGTAATATCGGTCCATTTGGAATCATTGAAAGATTCAGGAGATTCAATTTTTGTTTTGTTCTTATATATTTTACCTCCATTCTCTACGATATCACCTACTTCATAAGTTTTTTGTTCATACGCCGGTCCAGCCAGCACCACTACCGTTTTACCTGCTCCCATAAATTGTACCGGTGTACCTGCACCAATAACTGTACCTGCTGGGTATTTGGCGTGATCTATCATGCCGCCTCCCTGATACAGTTCTCTTACTCTGCTCCACACAGGAAAATGGCCTCCGAACTCTGCACTTCCTTGTGCTATGGTATTAAAAGTACCTTTTTGTAAGTTCATACTTGTTTTGTTTTAATTTGTGTTTGCGTTAATACTCTCTCAGTCTTGCTGCTCGTTTTTTGGTAATTTCCCTTGGCTTTGCATACGGGCTTTGAACGCTTCTCGTTTCACTTTGGCAGCTTCTTTATCTGCTGTTCCTCCATTACCGCCACTGCCTTCCCCTCCGTAAGGAGATGCTCCGTTACCAAAATACGACTTCAGTTTTTCCTCATAAACATTCTTAACAGCATTCATGAATGCAGTATCATCCATGCCTTCTTTCAATTCTGTCATTTGAACAGCGTCATTCCATAAGGCAGTGTTCTGTACTTTCAGTTCCTTTGCTTTCCCTTTAACAGCACTACGTATTTGATCCATGGAACGTTTCTGTTGTTCTCCTTTCAATTGAGCTTTGAGCTCTTCAACGCTTTTTTTCAATTCGTCCAACGCTCCATCTTGTTGTTGCGATGATTGTTGAGTCTGTGGCTTGTAATTTTTAACAAATTCGCTTTGTTCATGCCGCATTTGTCCACCCATGGATTTTAGGATTTTCACATGTGTGTTCACGTAATCATCTGTCACAATTGCATCATCCGTAATACCAGGAAGAATCGCTTCAAGATATGTGTCAAGTGTCCTTACAGATAATCCGGTGTCTCCGTACATCTGCGTGTTAGCATCAGGTTCTCCGATACTTGGCTTAAATTTGGATAAAAGGGTCTCTTTGTCCATAATGTTCGTGTCTTATTTTGTGTTTATGTTGAAAAAAATAGAGCCATATCAAAGTGGGGTTTCCACCTCGATACAGCTCTATCGGCTTTATATCTTAATCTATTATGTCGTTGCGGAAGGTGGAATCGAACCACCGACCTCTTGGTTATGAGCCAAATGAGCTACCAACTGCTCTATTCCGCGATATTATTTTATTCTCCGTTCCCTGTTGCATTGATGTCAATATAGTGTTTGCATCTCCTACATTTTACCCGAAGCATAACAATCCCTTTAAGGTAACGTATTTCGCCTATCTTTTGACCACATACAGGGCAGATTGCCATGATCCCCTTGATCTCTGTCTCATCAAAATTTATTTCTGTATGAATCTTTATCATAGGCTTTCTTTTCTGCAAAGATAAATGTTATAATCTGATTTGCAAATAAAAATAGGATATATTTTCTTTATTTTAATGGAGTATATATGTATATTTGCATAAACAATTGTAAATACAAGCCAAAGAGCTGTGTTACCCATACTGATTGTATGGATGCACAGCTCTTTTCTTTTGAATATGGATATAATAGATTGCAAGTTAAAAACAAAGTACGGTCAGGATGTGCTTGATTCTAATTATATACTTTCCCTTCGTGAAGTGGACAGGAAGAACCCAAACAGGTTGAAGATTATCGCACAAGCAGGGGGACAAGAAAAGCTATTGTCCACTAATGCTGATATATGCATATATGGTGGGCAGCGCGGTGGAGGAAAAGCACTGATATTCGATGAACCGATATGTACTCCATTTGGTTTTAGAAAGATACAAGAAATAAAAGAAGGTGATATTATAACTGGACTTGACGGGGGCATGCAACGGGTTGTATACAACTCCTATCAAGGCTATAAGGAATGCGTAAGGCTGAAATTTGTTGACGGTTCATACACAGACTGCTGCATAGATCATCTTTGGAATATAAAGCAATCAAATTATTGTTCCAAGAAACGTACCATGTATAGATTGGGGCTTAATGACGAATGGAGAGTATGGACTACAAAGATGATTATAGATCATATGGAAAAACAAAAGGGGAAGAAGCAACCAAAACATCTTTCCATTCCATTATGTAGTCCTGTAAGATTTACAAGGAACAAGCCATTTAAGTCCAAATTCAATCCGTATATAATTGGTGCTCTTATTGGGGATAGGTGTATAACGGAGAATATAATAAACGAGAACAGCTGCATTATGCTGTTCAATCCAGATGAGGAAGTTATCAGTGAATTTAAGAATAATGTAGAATATTCTTCTTGTAAATTCAAAGGTGGGTGTTATCACATGCGAATAAACGACAAAGAACTTATTGACGAAATACAGAAGATTGGGATAGTCGGAAGTTCTGTTGAGAAGCATATTCCAAACATGTATTTATATGGTACATTGGAAGAAAGATGGGCACTTATTCAAGGAATGATGGATACGGACGGAACGATTGACAGCAGAGGTCACCTTTCTTATACGACAGTAAGCAAGAACCTTGCAGAAAATGTGAAGTTTATTATAAACAGCTTAGGCGGATTGGCGACAATAAGCAAGGGGAGAGCCGGGTATAGAAATTCACAGGGTGAGTATGTTCGATGTAATGATGCCTACAATATTTATATAAGAATACCTGATGCGGAAAGATTATTCAAAGTACAACGCAAAAAGGATAGATGTAAGCCTTATAACGGTGGCATAAGCATTAATGCGAGAAGAATTGTAGGATACGAGAGAATAGGAATAAAAGAATGTTGTTGCATTGCGGTGACAAATCCCGATAGTTTATTTCTTACAAGGGACTTTATTGTCACCCACAACTCCTATGCACTACTTATGGAAGCGTTGAAGGATGTAAAAAATCCTAATCTTCGGTCTATCGTGATGCGTCATGAATTGAATGACCTTTCAGATATAATCGAAACATCATATCAGATTTATACACCATACGGCAAATACAACAAATCTAAGAATGATATGACTTGGAATTTTGACCGTGGAGGGTTTTTGGAGTTTTCTTATCATGCCGACAGCGTAGAGGACTTTAAGACACGTTTCCAAGGACATCAATACTCGTATATTGGTGTAGACGAAATAACACACATGGACTATCCGAAATTCAAATACATGATAACATGTAACCGTAATGCTTTTGGTTTGATAAATCGTTTTATTGGTACTTGTAATCCTGACCCTGATTCGTGGGTCGCTCGTTTTATCGATTGGTGGATAGGAGAGGATGGTTATCCAATTCCCGAGCGTGATGGCATTATCCGTTATTGCTTTATGGACGGAGAAGATGTTTCATCTATATATTGGGGAGATACACGTGAAGAGGTATATAAGCAATGTAAACACATTATTGAAAAATACTATCGAAAGGAATACGAACAATACGGTTCTCCTGAAGAATTGTTCATCAAGTCTGTAGCGTTTATTGAAGGTAAACTATCAGATAATGTCCAGCTTCTTCGTTCCGATCCGACTTATCTAGCCAATCTTGCAAATCAAAGCGAGGAACAACGTGCAAGGGATTTAGATGGCAACTGGAAATACCGCTCAATAGGTGATGATATGATAAAGCTACAGCACATGGAAAATTTTTATAAGAATGCTTATTGTCCCGGAGATGGTGTACGCCGGGTATCATGTGACGTGGCTTTTGATGGTGGAGATGCTATGGTCATGTGGTTATGGATAGGCAATCATATTCAAGACTTGTATGTATGCCGGTTTAACTCAAAAGGCGCAGTTAACGCTGTAAAGACAAAACTCAATGAATGGCATGTGCGTGAAGAGAACTTTACTTATGACCTTAATGGGTTGGGACAGGCTTTTAAAGGTTTCTTCCCTAAATCTGTGCCTTTTAATAACAGGGAATCTGTAGCGGATGAATACAAGTATATTTATGCTAATATGAAATCACAGGCGGCTTATATGTTCGCACAGGCTGTGATAAACTGCGACATTTCTATTTCAGAAGATTTATTAAAGAGAAAAATAAGCACACGTTCATTCACGGATACTCCTCTTACATTGGTGCTAAATAAAGAAAGGAAGGCTATACGCCAAAATGTGACGGAGGCCGACAAAGGTTTTTCTCTTATAAAGAAAACGGAAATGAAAGCATTGGTCGGTCATTCGCCTGACTTTATCGAGGCTCTTTTGATGAGGTTTGTATTTGATATTAAACAGAAACATCATACGAAGCCTAGAAGATTGCCGAGATATGTCAATCCTTTAAGGAGATTTGTAAAACAATAAACACAAGATAAACATGAGAACAAGAGACATTAAATCAAAGCGACCATTTCGAAGGATACGCCCGGATGGTTACATATCACATGGTAGATTTTCTTCTTTGGAAAATGCGGGAATGCCTTCTGATGTGATTAATTTTGATATCGTAACACAAGCGGACTTTCTTCGTGAATTTTATCCTACGGGACATGCAATCAATGACCCTACTATCTATCCAGATATTTGGAGGGAGGAAGATATTCCTGTATTGGATGAATCTGGGAATGATACAGGGAAAACCACACGTAGGTTATATAAAGAATTAGTTCCTCGTTATGCTTTTGCCTTTCAACAGATAATTACTGTTAAACATCTTGTACATCTGTGTGGGAATGATGTGCAATTTGAGCTTAATTCCACTAAGACAACCGAAAAAGAGAATGAGGATTTTGCCATTTATCGTACAGGATGGCTTAAAAAGGATATGGAGATAGCTTTTTATGAATCAGCCAAATCAGTGAAAGTTACCGGAGACAGTGCCTTTGTCGGTTATCTGAGAGATGGAGAGTATTATTGGAAAACATTGTCTTATCTTAATGGTGATACATTATACCCACACTACGATTCGGTTACAGGGAAAATAAATCTGTTTGCACGTGCTTTCAGAGATTATAATGAAAATGGAGATATATTGACTGAATGGTTGGAAGTATGGGATGATACATATTTATATAGATACAGGCAAGGGAGCGAAGGGAATAAGACGCTTAAAGAAAGATTGTTAGGTATATTTGGTATTAACGGATATATATTGATATCTAAAAAGCCACACGGATTCCCATTTATTCCTGTGGCATATAAACGTGATGATAATGGTGCTTGCTGGTCTATGTCACAAGATACAATAGACGGTTATGAAATGTCATTTTCCCAAATGGCACACAATAATCAGGCTTATGGTGAACCCATTCTTGTATTCCAAGGAGAGGGGGATAACTTGGATGCATTGAAAGATGTGAATGGTACAATTAAATCGCTCTCTATGACAGCTGAAGATAAAGCCTCATACCTGCAAGCACAATCCGCATCAGACAGCTATATGAAACAACTTGATACACAATATAAGATGATATTCTCACAGTCATTCATTGTTGATCCTCCCGAATTGAAATCAGGTGATTTGCCTGCGGCAGCTTTGAAGATTTTATATTCTCCTGCTTATGAGAAGGCTATGAATGATTGTTTGGAATATCAATCTTTTCTTAATGATATGGTGAAAATATTTTCCTATGGTTATGGAGTGGAGATGAAAAAGACTATAGATTTCACTAATCTTAGCATGAAATGGTGGCTGGAACCCTATGTTCATGTAAACTCTTCTACTGTGATTGCCGATCTTGCATCTGCCGTGGTAAATGGTTTCATTTCTCGTCAGACTGCATCGGAGAGAATAGAAACACTTTATGCTACCAATGCGGAGTGGGACAGAATATTACGTGAAAAGAAAGAGGAAGGAGAAAGAGAATTACTGAATCAGATAAAATTGCAAGAGGCAAAGACTAAAAACGCATCAAATAGTAATAGTTCATCATCACAAACAACAAAAAAAGAATAAGCCATGTTGAAATATTCCACAAGATTCAAAGGGGAGAACAAACGCCTTTTTATTACCGCCCAGCACAGAGCCGTTGCCGATCTTATGATTATGGGTTGGACTCCCAATGACGCTTATATTGCAGTAGGTTTGTATAATGCCGCTTTTTCTGATGAATACAACAATACCCAAATCATGCAGATTACAGAGGACAAGCGTTTTTTAGAATATATGCAAAAGAAGGAGCGTGCCATTGCCCGTGGTTATAAAAAATCCGTTCCTGCAAGTATCGGGACAGACGAGGAAGAGAAAGCTAAAACATCGAGTTTTCGTTCCAAAGACGAGGTGATAGATGCTTTAGTTGAAACTGTTGGAGATTTAAGAGGTAAAGAAAAAGCGGATGTACTTATGAAGATTGCAGATTTACAGCAGATGAAGAAAGAGGAAGTTATTGAAGAAGACAACACAGTGCACTTCTATTTACCTATTTCTTGTAAAATATGTGAGCTATATTTAAAAGCTAAAAAGAGGAAACCCAAACAGGAAGAGATTAATGATGATTCAGAGGTAGGATAAAAAGCGGAGTTTTTCTCCGCTTTAATTATATTGCAAGTCATTTCTTGTCTGACTTAAAATCCTCCATTCTATAATATTGCGATGGAAACACGCTTAAGCTGCTCCCCAAGCTCAGATAAGGCGATTGAAAACGTTTTCAATTCATCCGGGGTAAAATCGGCAGGCTTACCGTTTACAATATTGCCATTTATACGTTGATACAACCATTGGCGAGACTTCCCGAAATAATGCTCTGCAATATATGACATAGAAGCGAATCCAAGTATATGGTCTAGTTTTTGTTTACGGTCAACAATCTTTGATATTTTTTTAGCTTCATCTATAGCCTCTTTCGCGCCTTCTTTATACGCCTGTGCGAACTCTTTTCTTTCCGCTGGAGACAATGATGCGAGGAAGGCTTTAAATCGCTTGTCATATTCTGCCTTTTGTTCTTTGGTTTCCAATAAGGCAAAATCGGCTTTCCATTTCTTAAGTTCTAATCTTACGTCCATGGTAATTTTGTTTTTAGTTATCTTGGAAAAGGTAGCTCCACCTATGGGGAGCTACCACTTTCTTTCAGCTTGTTTTTGGCGTCAATTAAGTCATCTAACGCGTCATTGACGCTTCCTTCAAGCTCCTCGTCTGAAATCCAGTCGGTCTCCCGAATGTCATCCCAGTAGAGAGAAAAGAAGCTAAGGTCTTTTTCCGCAGCTTCAATCCGAGCCTTTAGCTCTTCTTCGTCATCATACATTGTGCACTCTGTCTTATGACAGTGCAAATATAATAACCTTTTGGTAATTATACAAGGAAAGGGAAGTTTTTTTAGTTTGTCTTTGCCATATTGTGAGGTTTGTTATGAAACATATAATAGTATAGTGTGTCTTTTCTCTATAAAAAAAGCCCCGAACTTGAGGAACAGGGCTGAAACTTATATGTTATTACAATTTACCAATTATCGTTTTCATTTCCGACAATTCCATTTTTTACAGCTTCTTCAATTTTATCCATTATAACATTAGAGTAAGCATGGGTCATAACAAGTGCTTTTGATGAAGTCTTTTTTGCCTTGTGTTGGTCTTTTTCCACAAAAGGATAACAACTATCAAGAGCCCATTTTTCGCTTCTATTTGTAGGTATAGCTCCTCCTATTGCTCCCATAATACCACCACCTGAAGACTTTATTACATCATAATATTGTACAGTATAAGTAATGCGTATTTTTTTATCTTTTATATCTACTTTTATAATTGGACGAATACTAATACCATAAGCGTTCATTCCTCCCATATGACCGGCAATATCCGATACATATCCTTCGGCTATTATCACACCTGTGTCTTTATCATTTAATTTTATAACGGAATTTGCATCATTGAATGTTGCAGTGAACCAATAATTAAGAATTATATATAGTTGCTCTTTTGTGGCTTCCCCACATTCGACTATTTGTGTATAAGTTAAAGAACTGTTTTTATCAAGGGAAAGTTGAGAACCTAAATTTTCTGCTGCCTCAGTCCATTTATCACCATATTTTTCTTTTGCATATTCTTCTAATTCTTCTGTTCTCATAACTTGGGCATCTACAGATATATACCCACCTAATAAAGCAATAATTACTAATAAAATTTTCCTCATAATTACATAAATTTAAATTTGTTTGCAAAAGTATGTAATTATTGGTTTATTATGTAATTATTTTTATGAAAAATCCTATGTTATATGGTAATTAGACTAAATATAATTGTAAAATATAGAATATATAAATTGTTTTCTCCGCTTTCGCAAGGTTGGCACAAGTAACCTATGCTAATAATATGTTATGCAACATGTTTTTGTCACTTCCCAATTCTTTCTTGCTTGCTTTTATTTTACATGTAATTTATTGTATAGCAATTAACATTCGCTGCTCTTACTTTCTTGCTTTTGTTTATATGTATCTGATTGTCAATGTTTTAACGTTTGCAGGGAAAAGGAAATAGACTTATCTTTGTTTCAGAAAATTCAAACAGGTTCATTCTTCTTGGCAGTCGGGTAGCTTGTGGTTAAAATATTATTGGGCATTTATCTTTGAAGCAGACTGCCAAATTAGGCTTCACTGATAGGTGCCCATCTCTTTTTAATAGTAAGGTTAAGGGACTCTAACTATCAGAATGACATCAATACTTAAAAAACGAATAACTATGGCGAAAGATTTAATTCTTACCAAGGAAAGTAGCGAAAGCGAAATCAAAGCGTATTTTGACGCTGTGTTAAAGTTGTCACAATTAGACAACGAGTTCCCAATCAATTTTAATGAAGTGTGGATGCTTGTGTACCAAGACAAACGGTCAGCTATCTTTGAATTAAAGGATAAATTTATACAAGATGTTGATTTTCAGACGGTACGGAGAAAAGTTGAAGCGTCAAATGTGGCAGGATATGTATGGGCTGATGATTACTACCTTACCATCTCCTGCATGGAGTTCTTTATTGCTCGCAAAGTTCGCCCGGTGTTCGAGGTATACCGCCAAGTATTCCATAAAGTAGCAAAGCATGAACTTTCCCGAAAAGAACTTGCCTTGATGGTGATTCAAGCCGAAGAAGAGAAGGAACGCTTGGTTTTGGAGAATGAGCAAAACAAGCAGATGGTTATCGAGAAGACAATACAGCTTGATGAATCAATGGAGTGGTATTCAATCAAGCGTTGGGCGCAGGAACACAATATGGATTGGCGCAAGATTAATTGGAGAAAACTTAAGGCTTTGTCCTATGAACTTGGATATAAGATTCAGAAGGTGTTCGACGCAAACTATGGGCTAGTGAACATCTACCACAAGAACGTATTCCTTGCGTATATGTCTTAATACAAACAAAATAATTAGTGTATAACTTTCTAATTCTATGTTATACAACATATATGTGTAAAAGTATTATTCTCCAGAATAAAAATCTTCTTTTGTATATTCTAAGCAAGTCTTTGTTGTGTAATCAAAGCACTTATATAAATTATTCTCATGATTTATAATATACATTATGTGATCGTTGTGTTTGTTTTTTACCTTACTACCTATTCTAAAGCACTTTTTTGCTATCCTGCAATTAGGCGGAGGGATAGGCATTGCATATAATGCATCGCAAAGTTTTATTTCTATATCGGACATTTCTAAATTACCATAGTTATTTCTATTAGACATATCATGACCGTCTTCAATTTTATCGTATGTGTTAGACATAATCATATTGCTATTGTTGAAATATTTAACCTCGTATTGCTTATAATATGACTCATCATTAAGAGTAATGACAGAGTCTTTTTTCTTATAATATATGTGTGTTATAATACATATTATAATTGTAAATATAAAAATTGATGGTAGTATGAATAAACAGAAGAGTCTAAATGTTGAATCTAATATGAAAAGCAAGGCTGCTAATGCTGAAAAAGGTCCAAATACTGTAAATAGCGATGTTATTAGCCCAAAAACAGTATGTATGCCAAAAGGCTTAAATGCTCTGTTCCCGGAACCGCGTTGTGGTAATCCTACTCTGTTATTTCCGTTATACCCCATGAGAAATACGTTTTTTATTTATTATTCTCTCTATTACATTCATCTATTATAATAGATATAATGGAAACAATCTCACGTGCTTGTTGAACAAAATGATCTGGATATAAAATATCATTTACGTTATCCAATACTCCAACGCATTCTAATTTGTATAATGGATGCGATATATCTTTGGTATATATAATAATGGAAAGATTAGATAGTTTATCCTTTACACTACTTTCACTAGAAAGACCACCTATTATCGCTCCAACCCCACCAGCTATAGCACCACCAATTAATGCACCACCAATCACTTTCATAGTTGATTTCTCAATTATCTTATTATCATTTACTATGAGTTCGCATTTAGCTATATCGGTAAAAAATATTTTATCTATTTTCCCATATCTATCTCTTAATGCAATAGTCTTTGAATTAGTATCAACAGCAAAGGCAGTTTTACTAATACCAAAGAAATACTGTTTCGTTGGATTAAAATGCACCAATCCCTCAAATGGATTATTCGCAACTTGTTTAAACTCTTTTTCATTATTGGAACTTCCAAAAAGCATGTATAATGCAACTATAACAACAATTATACAAATAATAATAAAAATCATAATATATTATGTCAAGATTAATTTCTTTGCAAAGAAATCTATAATGAAATAACTAGCCAAATATTTCTTTTAGATTTTAATTCTTTAATCCTGCTTTGATTAAATATAATCGTAGAATGTGGATTATATAATTTATTTTTGCTATCTTGCGCAAAAATAGTACGCAACAGTTTGGATGTTCGTAAGGAAGTAGTACATTTGCGATGCCAAACAATAGTAAAGTATTCTTTCTCCGTAGAGCACGGTTATCGCTCACTATATTAGTTGGGCTTTTTTTATGCCCAATAGCTTGTATGAAAATACACGGCTGTCTTTCCTGCGTAATATTTCCTCTTCGGAGAAAATCTTACTATTGTTTGGCGACACGGGAAATGGCAGCCGTTTTTCTGTCTATAATTATAATGCCAAACAATAGTAAGTATGGCTCAGTTTGAAAACTTGGGGGAATTAGTTAAAAACACTATCTTTGTGGCATGA